CTGGAGTCTCCGGCTTCTCTGGCTTCACTGGTGGTCAGGGAATTCAGGGCATCTCGGGTTATTCAGGGCTGACCGGCGCTACAGGGACTTCCGGCTTCTCGGGTTACTCTGGTAGATCGGGTTATTCAGGTCTCACGGGAGCTACGGGAGGAACGGGAGGAACTGGTACTTCCGGCTTCTCGGGTTACTCTGGTAGGTCTGGCTATTCGGGTCTCACGGGAGGAACGGGAGGAACTGGTGCTTCAGGCTTCTCTGGATACTCTGGAATGTCCGGCTATTCGGGGGTCACTGGCCCCGTAGGTGGGTCTTTCCGAGCGCAAGAGTTCCTCGTATCTGGTACGTGGACATCACCGGCCGGCGTAACCGAAGTTTGGGTTACTGCTTGTGCTGGAGGCGGAGGTGGAGGAGGGTATCGTACAAGTGTGACATGTGGTTGCGCTGGTGGTGGCGGGGGAGGAGACTCTGTCTACCGTAAGAGACTAGAAGTTACTCCTTCTACGGGCTACACAATAACTATAGGCGCTGGGGGAACTAAGGGAATCAATCACAGTACTCTTACTTCTGTAACTAGTGGAGGAGCAGGAGGCACTACGTCATTTGGAGCACTCCTTTCCTTGACGGGAGGTAACGGAGGAATCAGAACGACGAGTGCATCGCCGGGATCTGGAGGTTCGCCCGGAGGCCCCGGTGGAACGGTAGGAATAACCGGTGGCTACTACATTAGCCCGTATGATCCCTATCCTCGTATTGGATATGGGGGTACTAGTTTCCCCGGAGGCTACGGTTCTGGTGGAATGGGCTCAAATTGGGAAGACCGTAGCGCTGATGACGGAAATCAGGGTTATATGCTGATCGAATGGAACGAATAGATGCGAAAGCAGGAATTCCTTGCCTCTGGTACTTGGACTGCCCCAGCCGGATTGAAGAATGGTGAATGCTGGGTTACTGCTTGTGCTGGAGGCGGAGGTGGAGGAGGAACTAAACTGACGAATTCTCCAATTCCGGGGTCCGCTGGTGGTGGCGGGGGAGGAGACTCTGTCTACCGTAAGAGACTAGAAGTTACTCCTTCTACGGGCTACACAATAACTATAGGCGCTGGGGGAGCGGCTGGGGTTAGCGCATATCCGGGGTATGAATACTTGCTAACTGCCGGAGGTACAGGAGGCACTACATCATTTGGAGCACTCCTTTCTCTTACAGGAGGCGCAGGGGCTTATTTTACACAAAGTGAAGCTGGAGGTGGAGGTGGTAACCCCGGTGGCCCCGGAGGGACTCGTGGACAAACAGGCGGATATCACGGGTTGAATTTTGATGATGGTCCTGATGCTGCTTATGGTGGAATAAGCTATCCGCCGGGATATGGGACTGGTGGTCGAGGCGCATTTTGGGGAAGCGGTACAGGTGGTCAAAATGCAACTGCTGGAAATCAGGGCTACATGCTGATCGAATGGAACGAATAATATGAGACTAGCGCAGATAGACACGACGACGAATCTTGTAGTCAACACGCTTCTCGGAGACCTTCAGGAGATGCAGTCGCTGTTTCCTGAGTCCCTGCTTCTGGCGTCAGATACTGCTGGAATAGGCTGGACGTGGACAGGGACCGAACTGGTTCCTCCCGTGCAGGAGGAAGTTCCGCCTGTTGAGCCTCCTCCGACTACGATCATCACGAAGCTCGCCTTCCGGAACAGGTTCACTCAGGCAGAAAAAGTAGCCCTGTATACCGCTGCTGAAACAGACATCCCGATCCGTGTATACCTCGATGACGTAAACGCGGCGACGTTCATCGACCTCTCCCGTCCTGACACAAGTATTGGCGTGCAGCAGCTTGAAAGCGCGGGTCTCCTTGCCCCCGGCAGAGCTAACGAGATTCTCACTGCCCCAGTACAGGAGATTGAGAAGTACGATGTCAGACGATGAGGTGCTCCTTCTGTTCACGACGAACGACACCCTACTGGGCCGAGCTATCCGGCTGCTGACGTTCTCAGAGTACAGCCACGTGTCGCTCTGCTTCGACAGGTATACGCTCGGAGCGTCCGCCCGGAACGGGGTTCATTTCGAGAGCCGTAAGGAGCTTCTGGACAAGTCCACTAAGCACGTATTTGCGGTTGTCAAAGCGGACCCAGTAAGAGCACAGAAGTTCGCCCTAGACCAGATCGGCAAGTCCTATGACTGGGGGGCGCTGCTGGCGTGGTTCTTTCGGGCACGCTGGCGCAGCAACGAGAAATGGTTCTGTAGCGAGCTAGTTGCCGCTGCTCTGGACTATGGAGGAACTTCCGTCGTCCGGAAGGATCTGTACCGGGTGACACCGCAGGATCTCATTCAGTCTCCCCTGCTGACCCTGCGGTAGAATGTCAAGCATGACGCCTAAGTATTCGATCATCATCGGTACTTTGAACCACCTTGACGACCTGTTGAAGCCCTGTCTGGAGTCGATTCGACAGTACACGGACCTCAGCACCTGCGAGGTCATCGTCGTCTCTAACGGTTGCACGGACGGGACGGATGACTACGTCAGGTCTCTGGGCGAGCCGTTCAGGCTGCTCACGTACCCTGAGCCGCTCGGGTACGCGAAGGCGAACAACCTCGGCATCGCTGAGGCCAAGGGCCAGTACATCGTCCTCCTGAACAACGACACGGTGCTTCAGGGGCAGCCGCAGAACGAGTGGCTGGACAAGCTGGAGCGGCCTTTCAAGGAAGACCCGAAGGTTGGAGTCAGCGGCCCTCTCATGGGGCACTCCGACCCTGCGGGGCACGATTTCCTGATCTTCTTCTGCGTGATGATTTCTCGGGAGCTGGTTGACAAGCTCAAGCTGTCGGAGGACTACGGAGTCGGCGGGGGAGAAGACACCGAATACTGCATCGAGGCCGAGAAGCTCGGGTACAAGGTCGCTGACTGCTCGATCGAAAAGCCACGGCCGGATCACGAGCGGAAGATCATGGTCGGCGGGGACTTCCCGGTCTACCACAAGGGTGAGGGGACAGTAAACGACAACCCGAACTGGCAGAAGATTTTCGACGAGAACTCCGCTACGCTCGCCCGGAAGTACAACCCGAACTGGTGGGGCTGGTGGAAATGGAAGCTCAGTAACAGCTACGAACGGGCAGTCATCGACCCCACGGAAGACCTGACGGATTTCCCGCGCGAGGTCATGCGCTACGAGTTCGCGGCCAAGAACCTAACCGGCAAGAAGGTTCTGGAGATCGGGTGCTCCTCCGGTTACGGGCTGCGGTTCCTGCCTCCAGACATCGAGTACACGGGGGTGGACTACGACGCGGCCATAGTGGATTTCGCCCAGAAGCACTTCGGTGGGCCTAACCGGACTTTCGTTCATGCCGACATCCACGAGTTTGAGTTCCTCGAACGGTATGACACGATCATTGCCTTCGAGGTCATCGAACATCTCGACGACGGTAAGGAGCTAGCCCAGAAGCTGAAGGCTCACTGCGACACGCTCCTGATCTCGACGCCGTACCGTGAGCATCCCGGCCTCTGGGGCGCACACCACAAGCTGCACCGGCTGTCCGAGAAGGACTTCCCGGGGTTCGCGCATACCTTCCTCAGCGAAGACGGCAGGTTCCTCGACAAGCCCGACAAGTTCGACGGCAGAAACCTCATGCTGATGAAGTGGGAGAGCGGAAAGATATACCCGCAGAAGCCGGTGGTTCTCGCCTTCGTACCGACGAAGAACCGGTACGAGCAGCTCCCGCTGACGCTCCAGTCCATCGCCAGCCAGACCCGCAAGCCGGATCGGGTGCTCATCTACGACGATGGCGATCACAAAGACCTGCGAGAGATTCCGATCTATCGGCACTTGTTCAAGGCTTTTGAAGAGGCTGGGATCGAGTGGTCCGTGGTATTCGGGGTCCGTAAGGGCCAGCACTATGGCCACCAGCTCGCAAACACCTCCGGGGCTGACCTTGTCTGGCGACTGGACGACGACGAGGTGGCTGCTCCTGACGTGCTGGAGAAGCTGCTCTCCTACTTCGGTGACCCACAGGTAGGGGCGGTAGGAGGAGCGGTCTATATCCCCGGTGAAGAGCCCCGCCCGGCGTCGGGGAAGCTGGAAGACATCTACTACATGGCTAACGTCCAGTGGGCTCCCAAGGGAGAGGTGTTGGAGGTCGATCACCTCTACAGCTCGTTCGTCTACCGGGCCGGGATCGTGGGCTACGACCTCCGGCTGTCTCCGGTGGCGCACCGGGAGGAGACCCTGTTCTCGATGGCCCTGAAGGAGCGCGGGTACAAGCTCCTCGTAGACCGATCTGTCGTCACGCACCACTACAGGAGCGAGACGGGTGGCATCCGCGAGGGAGCCAGCGAGTTTTTCTTCGAGGCCGACAACCGGATCTTTCAGGCCAAGATGGAGAGCCTCGGGATCAAGCTCATCAACCTCGACACGGGGTACGGTGACCACCTCGTCTTTCTGCACCTGCTGCCGGAGCTTCAGGCGAAGTATCCGAAGCTCGTGCTGGGGTGCTGTTACCCGCAGGTCTTCGAGGGTATCCCGAATGTCACCGTCATCCCCGTGGGTGTAGCTCAGCAGTACGACGGGTCGAACATCTACGAGTGGATGGACCGGCGGGCATGGAAGCGCCCCATCCTCGACGCCTATAGGGAGATGCTGGGGCTGTGAAGATCCTCCTCGCACCGTACTCCCGTCAGCTTCGGAACGGTGGCCAGAACCCGAAGAATTACCCGTGGTTTCCAGAGCTGCTGTCGAAGTTCGGGGACCACGAGGTCATCCAGATCGGGGTCGAGGGCGAGGCTCAGCTCGTGCCAGACTTCCGGAAGGGTCTCAGCCACCGGAACTTGCTGGACCTGACGGCTTCTGTGGACTTCTTCCTCTCGGTGGATTCATTCCTGCCACACCTTGCGAAGCACGTGGGGAAGACAGGGGCCGTCATCTGGGGGAAATCCGACCCCGAGATCTTCGGCTACCCAGAGAACCTGAACCTGTTGAAGTCTCGGGCCTGCCTGCGGAAGAATCAGTTCCTCTGGTGGGAGCAGGAGACCTTCGACCCCGACGTGTTCCTGCCCCCCGACGAGGTCTACAAGGCCATTCGGAACCGCTTCCTGACCAAGAGGTGATCCATGGCAGGTTCGGTTTCCCCCGGCTCAGCCCCTCTGGGCTCTCCTGCCCCCGGTCGAGCGACGGGGGTAGGCCCCGGGGGGCCGGGCGTTCCTGTGGCCCTGTTGGGGCACCTGACGGCTCAGGAGCAGGTCGTGACACCGAATCCCCCGCCGAAGATGAATGTGGAGGGGTTGCAGGTGGCCGTGGAGGGCGATCCGGTCCTCACTTCGGAAGACCCGATTCTCCTCAAGCTCTCCACGAAGCTGCGGATCAGCGGGAAGTGGGTGGTCAAGGTCGGGTCGGAGACCCTTCCCGGGGACGTTGTGGTCGAGGGGACGCCAAGACTTCGCGTGAGTAGCTGACGCGGGGGAACCGCACTATCTGATAGGAGGCCCTGCGTTGGCGACATTCGATACCACTCCAGCGGCCCGAGACGTCATCGGAGTCGGGATCAAGACCCCGTTCCAGTTCTCCGTGGGGCGCGGAGTTCGTTCGGTCTCGACGTCGAATGGTCTGGACAAGATCCAAGCCTCCATTCGGGACATCCTCATGACCCGGCCCGGGGAGCGTCTCATGCAGCCGGAGTACGGGTCGAGACTGTTCGATCTCATCTTCGAGCAGAATGACACCCTGACCAATCAGCTCCTCTACATGTATACCGCCGAAGCTCTGCGTCGATGGGAGAGGAGAATCCGGGTGACCGGGGTGAGCTTCTCGACGGACCTCAGCAACCCGAACTACATCGGGATCGTCATCAACTTCACCGTTCTGTCCACCCATGAAGAGGGTTCGTATGTCTTTCCCTTCGAGAAGAAGGGTGCTCCGATGGAGCGGACGGTGACCGGGACTGAGACGGAACGGATCTTCACGCAAGGGCAGGTTCTTCCCCCGACGGGTGGCTCTGCCTCCTCCCCCGGAGTCAACAGATGAGCAGTAACTCCCCCTCGACCCCTCGCGTCTCCCTTTCTCCGGTCACGAAGGACTGGAGGACGTTCCGGGAGGAAATGTTCGCGAGGGCTCCTCAGCTCACGAACCGGCGGTGGACGGACCTCAACGAGTCAGATGCCGGGGTGGCCATCGGGGAGATCCTGATCGGCATGGTGGACACCATGCTGTACTACCTCGACAAGCAGGCCAACGAGGTCACCTTCGTCAACGCCACTCAGCGGCGCAACGTCATCAACGCCCTGACGCTCATCGGGTACGAGCTGCGGGGATATACGTCCTCTTCGGGAACCGTGGTCATCGCTCTCGCCCCCACAACCACTTCCCCTGCCTTTCCCATCTCGCTGCCCAAGGGAACCATCGTTGGGGGCACTTCCGAATCCGACGAGAGCATCCTCTTCTACACCCTGACTGACGCCATCATCTCCTCCCCCGTACCGGGGGCGGCGGGCGCGGCCACGGTTCCCGTCATTCAGGGCTCCTCTCTGTCCACGCCGGAGACCTTCTCCTCGGATGGGACTGAGAACCAGCGGTACGTCCTTCGCACGGCGAACCTCGCCAAGGATCTCCTGACCGTGAAGGTGGGGACCACGGAAGCCTCGGCCATCACGTGGACCCCCGTAGAGACCCTGATTTCCTCACGTGAGAGTGATAGGGTGTTCGTCCCCTTCATCGACGCTCAGGGGCGGGCCTTCGTGCAGTTCGGGGACAACAAGTTCGGGATGGTGCCCCCTCTCGGCCAGAACATCTACGTGTACGGGGTCATCGTCAAGGGTGAAGCGGGGAACCTCGCGGCCAACACCGTGACACGGATGATCTCGGACATCACTGATGCCAACGGGAACCCGGTTAGCCTGACCGTGAACAACCCGGCAGCCATGACCGGGGGCGCGGACCCGGAGACGATCGAGGAAGGTAAGCGGCGTGGCCCGGCCCTCTATTCTGGGCTCTACCGGGCCATGAGCAAGGCGGACTACATCGCCTTGACGGAGTCCGTCCCGGGGGTGGACAAGGCCAACGCTTGGGGGGAGCAGGAAGAGCTGCACCCGAACATCAAGCTCATCAACCGGGTGACGGTCAGCTTCCTTGCGAAGAAGTCCTCGGGACGGCTCTACGACCCGGCGAGCCCCACGTACACAGCAGACGTGCGCGAGATCCAGACGACGATCTTCAACCTTCTCGAAGAGAAGAAACCCGTCACGACCCGGCTTGTCTTCCAGAACCCCGAGTGGGTGGACGTCCTCGTGAACGTGACCGTGGCGGTGAACCGAACCCTCTTCGACCCGGCTCTCGTGGGGTCGGAAGTCCGGCTGGCCATCCAGAACTTCCTTGCCTACGATTCCGTTACTTTCGGGCAGGATGCCCGGCTTTCCCAGATCAGCCGCATCATCTTGGGGGTGAACGGGGTCTCGTGGGCGCAGGTGAAGCTCGGGAGGATGACGTACGGGAGCCCGCTGCCCGGCTGGAACATCCAGACACCCGACTTCGTGGACATCCCTGTCGCCAAGCAGCAGATCATCCGGATCGCGGACTTCGATGACAACAACGTGTCTGTGCTCGGAATGGACCCGATGACGAACCTGCCCCGAGAGCACATTCTCATCACGACCACGACGAACGTGGACGCTCCGACCCCGGACGTCATGACGGACCCGTGCGTGGGGATCATTCGGTGAAAACCGTAACTCCGGTCGTCAACCGAGCTTCGATCGCCAGTCCTGCCACGACGGAAATCTTCGGGACACTTCCCGACGGGGTGGCGGGGACGATCATCTATGTCTACCTCAACATGCGCCGGGCTGGAACGACGGTGGTCCAGAACGACGCGCAGAAGAGCTGGCGGCTGCCCATCGGGCGGCTGTCGTTCGGGGGTGGCCCGGCCAAGCTGCAACCCGGGAACCGGCTCTACGTGCAGGCCAGAGCGGTCGGCAAGGAAGTTTCCGACCCCACACCCGTCTACACGATCCTCGGACTGGATCAGCCCTCGGCTCCGTACGTCTTGGACGAAGTGGCCGGTACGCCCAGAGCCATCTACGAGCGGGATACGCTTCTTCAGGGGGATGTACCCCTGCTCTTGGACTACTCGGTCACCCCGCCCATGGAGGTACCTTTCTTCTCGAATGTTTCGGATCGGGTCGAGGAGGGGGTGGCGGTTTCGATCTACATCGAGAGCACGTTTCTGGCTCAGGTGCAGAGCGACCGCAACGGGCACTGGGCATTCGATCTGTCCCAGCATCTGAGTCACCCGCTTCTTCCCCTCCAGAAGGGGCAGATGCTGACGGTCAAGGCAACGCGGCATCAGGAGCCCCTGCCGGGGGCAGTCCCGGTGCAGGTGCTCTTCCCGTCGGCGGAGTCTTTTCCGACCACGGTGCTGTCCCGGTACTTCGAGGAGCGACTCTTCAGCTACTACCCGGCCAACTGGCGACAGGACGATGCGTCCCTTGGGAATGACGACCTGAAGAACTTCACGAAGATTCTGGCCCTGACGCTGGACGACGTGAAGAGCTACATCGACACCTTCCCAGCGATCTTCGACATTGACCGGTGCGACTCGAAATACTTCGGGGCCATCGCGGCACTTCTCGGGTACCCCCTCAACCGCCTCGACTCGATCGAGAGTCAGCGTCTTCAGATACGAAACGCAGTCCAGTTCTGGCGAAAGAAAGGGACGGTGGACGTTTTCAAGATTCTGTTTTACCTGCTCGACTACAACATCGAGATGGTCGAGCTGTGGACGCAGGATTACGCGACGATGCACCCAGTGGACGCTGTCGGATACCCGAAAGTTCAGTACCCTTTGGGGCCGCCGAACAACGCCCCCGAGCTGCTGGAAAATGGTGGCACGTGGTACAAGACCCCGTATTTCGGGATTGAGATCAGCCCACTCACGACGTACGTGAGCACCCCGACGTACCCGTATCAGACCGATGCACAGGCATGTCCTCTGGAAACAGGCGGTGCCTCAGTCAGCTTGTCTCTTGATGACCTGAGGTACCTGCTCGAACGAATCGACTACTTCCGACCCGCTCACACGGTGCTGGACTACGTGGCCTTTCATCTGCCTCTTCAGGAGTGCGGCCCGATCCCGTGGGAGAAGACTCGGTGGGACGTTCTCTGGCAGCCCACCGAGCCGGGCTGGCATCTGCCCTACTGCGACCCGGATGACCCGATTTACTACCGGGATGGGATCAGGTCTACGCGGCCTGACGGTAAGGGTACTGTCACCCTCGGAGTTACCCGAGACCCGAACGGTGTCTACCCGCCGTCACGGCCGTCCATCAACATGAAGCGGTGGCCGGAGCGCGGGTACTGTCATCCCGGAGAGGAACTCGACTTCGGCTTGTTCCCCACGGAGGACGAAGAATACTGGTTCTACCTTCGGCGAGATGGAATGGGCCATGGCATGTATCCGCTGGAAGAACCTATCGGTGACGTGGATCGGAACGACTGGCCGTCTCGTGATCCGATCGGGACGCCGCCTGATCGGAGCGGGAAGTACCGCTACACCTCCCGGCTTCGGATGAGGCTGGAGACTTATACTGGGCTGTACGCGCCTCCCGTTGGCGGCGGCCCTCCAGTCGGCCCCGGTTAGCCGCACTATCCTTTGAGCTGAGGAGACAACGTGGACCAGAAAAAGTCACCTAGCCCCGCCGTTCTGGCTGCCATCAAGAAGGCAGAGGCTGTTTCGCAGGCACGATTCAAGGAACGACTTTCTGCTGAGGGCGAGAAGGCCCCTACCGGAAAGGGTTTCCTGACCATCGTGGCGACTCGCGAGAAAACGGGGGAGATTCTCCAGATCGAGCACGGCGAGAACATCGTCGTCAAGCTCGGGCGGTCTGCCCTTGCTCACCTGTCTGCCGGGGACAGCGTGGACCAGCACAAGATCGTGGCCATGATGTTCGGGGATGCTACCGGCACGCCGGGGGTCGGGGACACCGGACTCTTCGGGTCGATCATCACGATCAACGGGAACAACAATGTGCCCGTGACCGTGAGCTTCCCTGACTCCGGTGGGGATGACATGAAGGTCTCCTTCACGGCGACCATCGGGGCCAACGAGGGGAACGGCGGTGGTACTCAGGTCTACCGTGAAGCCTGCCTCGTCAAGGGCAACGGTGACATCTTCAGCCACAAGGTCAGTGGAGATATCACGAAGGACAACACCGTCGTGCTCACGGCCACGTGGACCTACATATACACAATTCTCTTGACAATTCTCGCAAAAAGTCTTATGCTGGGTACATGCGCGGAGTTTTTCAGGAGCCTGATCGTTTGACCGAACTCATCGACATGTATCGTGGTGGTGCCTCGCAGGAGGCATGTGCGGCGCACTTCCACACCACGCGTGCCACGGTCCTGCGCGCCCTGTCTGGCGTGGGTGTGGTGGTCCGTGGCCTGTCCGAGTCAAACTCGGCTGCCGCCGTCCGCCCTCGGTACGATGCGGCGTTCAACGCGCGGAAGCGCGCGAGCGCGGAGGAGGCATACCGGCTGTACCGCGACGAGCGCTGGTCTACACCCAAGCTCGCGGCGAAGTTCGGCGTCAGCCACGGCACCATCTTGAACTGGTTCGGCAGGCTAGGCGTGACTACCGATGGGGTGCCCCACGCTCCCAAGAGACTGGCGTTGAATGAGCACGTGTTCGACGCGCCCTACGGTGAGGAGTCTGCGTACTTCCTCGGCCTCTTGGCCACAGACGGGTCGCTGGACACGGACCGGAGCACGCTGTCCCTCGGCCTGTCCGCGAAGGACGGCTACATGGTCGAGCGGTTCCGCACCTTCTTGCAAACTGACGCTCCCGTGCGGGTCGTAACGACCGGACAGCATCGGCTTCGTGTAGTATCGCGGAGACTCTCTCAGCGTCTTCAGGAGCTTGGGTTCCACTCTCGGAAGAGCTGGGGATTCAGGATCGAGGACGACGCCCTCGTGCGGGACAGGCACTTCCTCAGGGGTGTGTTTGACGGCGACGGGTCGTTCGGCGTCTACAACTACCCGGCCCAGAAGATGTACCGGGCGACTCTGAGCGGGAGCGCCAAGGACTTCATCTTTCAAGTCAGGGGAGCGCTGGAGAGCGCTGGTATGGCAACCTCACTAGGTGTCACTAGCCCTGAATCTCGCAGGAAGACTGGGTTTCCACTGACCGTAGACCACTACAGGATTCAAGTTTCTTCTGAGGCTGGCGTGAGGGCGCTCATGAGCTATCTGTACGGAGGCGCGACCGTGTTTTTGACTCGGAAGTTCCAAATCGGCACGGATGCCGGATTCTACTGAGGAAGCTGGAGTAAGAAGAGAACATGGCTACCATCAAGACCACCGACGCCGAAGTCCAGCTCTTCACGACCTCCGACCTGTACCGCTACGACGTAGACAACCGGCCTCTGCGGAACCTGATCGCCAACGACATCGCCCTGAACAACGAGCTTGAGGGCGTCCGGGACGAGGTAGTGGCATCGCGGACAGGTATCTACCAGACGTACCCGACGCTGGACGCTCGCCTCGATGATCTCGAAATCGGGTCTGGCCTCCCGATCAAGCAGGTGGGATTCAGCGAGTTTCAGGCACGGGCGGCAGAGCTGGCTGCACGTCATGCGTCGGGCTTCGTGTCTCCGCTGACCGAGGTCTACCGGCTGTCCGACCTGACCGGGGACTGGACCTTCGGAGCGTCTGGGTCGTCTTTCCCCGACGCTGGCGGTGCGTCCTTCGGGAACCTTTTCCTTCGGGACGACAGCTCGGCTCAGGCGAATCGGCTGGCCCTCGGGACGGGCTTCGGACTGAACCTCAACTCGGGTACGGGTGTGTACTCCTTCGCCCGGAACGCCCCTGTCCCGCTGTTCCTCGGCGGGATGCGCGTCCAGCTCTTCAACGAGGCTGGCGGTGCGGCAACGACGGGTCCGGCGAACGACGTGACGTGGAACCTGTCGGCGGCTCCGGCTTCGGGCCTCCGCGTGGACCTCGTCTGGCTGGAGGTCTGGTTCCAGAACGTGCCCCGCGCTACCCCGGTGTTCTACCCCTACGGCGCTGTCGGGTCTCTGGCGGCGACGATCAACTCGGCGGAGAACCCCGCACTCGTCGGGACCGTCGGGTTCCATGGTGGATCGGGCGGCGACTACTTCCAGCTTCAGCACCGACTCCGCGTCACGAACGGCGTCAACCCCGAGCTGCACCAGTTCGGCATGTCGGACCCGCTCGTGCTGGCCCGTGGCGGTGCTGGCACGGCTCAGGCCGGGTACACCTTCACGAACGGCACGAAGGGTTCCTTCGCGGCCCTCCGCGACCCGGGGATCTGGGTTGCTGGCGCGGGGGATGCGCCCTCCAAGTCGGCCCTCAGCAGCATCGACGGGTACGTCTACGCCATCCCGGTGGCCCTTGTGTTCAGGCGGAACACGGCGCAGTGGACTCACGCGAACCAGAACGGCACGAAGACTTCGACGGGCGCGGGGACGTGGGCTACTGGTGACTCGGCTCGCCCCGACGGCTACCACCATGACAAGATCGAGAAGGACGACGTACTCCTCATCGCCCCGTCCTGTGTGACGGGGAAGCACGATCTGAAGCGAATCATGGACGAGTCGTTCGACCGACTCCTCCGTGGCCAGCTCCGCACTCGTCAAGGCTACCTGCGCTACGCCGACCAGTACGTCGAGACGAACTACGATTCTGCTGCCGAGCCTGTGGCTGGTCCCGTGGTCGGAGCCCTGAACACGATCTCGGCTACCGCCGTGGCCAAGAGCGACCAGTTCTTCGACGAGAACGGGAGCCAGAAGTCCACGCCGGACGACTTCCGCCGAATCTTCGGAGCCCAGTCTGAGGTGGAGCCTGTCGGGTTCTCGCTGAACCTCCAGTTGGGAGCCTACACACCCGCGAACCTCGTCTCCTTCGGGGCGGGGACGATCACCCTGAAGTCGGTCGGCCAGACTGTGGGCGACCTGAACTCCATCATCTCGGAGGCTCCCGTCCTGTGGTGGGCGGGCACGAATCAGCCTGTCGCCCTGACGGGAGGCACGTGGTCCGGCCTCGGGTCGGGGACGATCTCAGCGGCCCTGAATACCTCCGACACGTACTACAGCGCGACGGGGACGATCATCGGGTTCGTCAAGGTCATTTTCGGCGGGACGTACGGTGGCTACAAGAAGCCCAACCTGACGACCGTGGGGCAGACCTACGTGGACCCGCTGCTCGCGGAAACCCCCTTCGTCGGGCTCGGGCTCGTCGGCGCGGACCGGCTCCTCGCCCCTTCGGGCGTCTTTATGACGGCCGGGTCGGTCTACATCTCCGACCTCCTCGCCCACAAGGTCTGGAAGCTCAACTCGACGACCTTCGCGGTCGAGGCGTCTTTCGGCGTCTACGGGGTCTCTGGGGCCGACAACACGCACCTCAACGAGCCGACCCAGCTCACGGTGGACGGGTCCGGGAACGTCTTCGTCGCCGACACGAAGAATCATCGGCTCGTCAAGCTGAACTCCTCGCTGGCGTACGTCGGGCAGTTCGGCGTGACCGGCGTGGCTGGCACCGCGAACACCAGCCTCTCGCAGCCCCGTGGCGTGGCGGTGGACGGTGCAGGGAACGTCTACGTCAGCGACAATCTGAACTACCGTGTCGTCAAACTGGCTTCGGACCTGTCGTACGCGGCCCAGTTTGGCGTGACCGGGGTTTCGGTCTCGGACGAAACCCACTGCATCAGCCCCAAGGGTGTCTGCTTCGGCACGGACGGAAAGGTCTATGTGGCCGATGGGACGCGAGTCCTGATCCTGTCCACTGACATGACGGTCTCCGGGTTCATCGAACCGGGTACGGGAGCCCCGACGACGAAGGCCAGCTCGGTCTACGGGATCAGCCCCATCAAGCTCAAGGCCATCCGGGCCGACGCCAGCGGGAACCGCTACGTCCTCGGGTGGTTCGACGTGTCGGGCATCGGAGCCCCTCCGGGGTGCGGTGGCACCTGCGTGACGAAGTACGATTCGAGCTGGAACTTCGTCGCGCGCTATGGTGCCCGTTACGACTACAACGGGCAGCTTCAGGGCGGCATCAACGCGGGAACGGCAGACGGGCTCGCTGAAGTGCATGGGTTCGAGCTGGATGAGGCAAACGGCTCGATCGTCATGATCGAGTTCAACGCCAACGGCACGGGTGTCCTGCCCGACGGCTCGCAACCGACGTACTCTCAGAGCCGCGCCATCGTCCTGAACATGGCGGACCTGACTCTGAAGTATGGGCCGCACTACGGGGCCAAGGACTCCGGCGCACTGCTTCCGTACGGGCCGACCGTGGGGATGCGGTTCCTCGTGAATCCTTGGCCGAGTAAGCCCAGTCAGCTCCCGTGGCCTACGTGGCAGCCGGGTGCTCTGTGCCTTGATGCGGTCAATCGGTATGCCTACATCTCCTCCGCGAGTGAGAACGAACCGGGCGGCTTCACGAACTCCTATGCCCGAGTCGAAAAGTGGTCGGCTCCGACGGACGACCCTGCGGGCTGGACCTTCGTAGACCATTTCGGGGCGATCACGTACCTCTACACTGGCACTGGGCCACGTTGGCAGTCGTGGGCGAACTCCTCACACGACTCGACCCGTGTGACAGCCATCGGCGGGCAGGACATGGGCCTGACGATGCTTCAGGATGGGTCGGCCCTCTTCGCGGCCGACAACCACACGGTCATCAAGCTGAACGTCAGCGGGACCGGGATCACGTATGTCGGGCGCTTCGGCGTGGCTGGCGTGCCCGGCAACGACTCGACGCACATGAACTTCCAGCAACTCGGAACGCCGGGGTCCAACTGTGCCCTCGCGGGCATCCAGTGTCTCGGGGCTGGCCTCGCGGACAGCACGGCCCGGGTCTACGTCGGGGACATCGTCAACAAGCGGCTGGTCATCCTGAAGGCCAACTCAGGCTGGAACACGTCGGGGTCTCCGGCGGCGTACAGCACGGCCTACGCGAACCCCTACACGGACGCCTACGTCTGGTACCCGGTGGGAAACAGCTCTGACGGGAACACCCTGTGGATGCGGACGTGGGATAACCCGACTCACGAAACGTGGGAGTTGGATGTCACGGCACAGGACGCTCCGGTCTACGTACCGCCCGGGGCCGGGGCCACCGTCACGACATTTGTGCCTGTACAGCTCTCGGGACTTCCGACGGGAGTCGGGAACAACATCATGGGCGTGGCCGTCGCGGACGGCATCCTGTACTGGGTGGACTACGGGACCAACCAGCTCGTGGCCATCAACCTCGCTGACTACCGATTCATCGGCGAGTGCGGGACAGCAGGCATCGGTGGGTCGGACAAGGCCAACGTCAACGGACCCGTGGCCATCGCGGCTCTGGACCAGCGGATCGCCGTGGCCGACTACCGGAACAGCCGGGTCTTCAGGAGCCACAGGGTCTTCGCACACGTCCAGCAGCACATCGGACGGGTGGAGTTCCTCGTGCCTCCCGAGCAGACCGCGAAGTGGTTCGGGTACTCAAAGCACGCGGCCTATCAGGGTGTCATCGGCAAGGGCAAGCCGACCGTGACTTACGTGCCGTCGGCTCCTCCGCTGGCCGTCCAGTACCCGCCGATCTCTGGTCGGGCAGTCCTCATGCCTCCTGAGAAGCTCCTTGTGACGACGCTCGGGCGAGGCTCCGTCGAGAACCTTCAGAACCCGGGGATCACGGCGTACGCCAACTGCATCGGGATGCTCCCGGTGCCCCCGAACTGTCCGGACGAGAAGGACGTCATCCCGCAGGACTTCAAGCTGGCTGCTCTGGCCAGCGGGAGTGGAGCGCACTACCTCCTGCCCGTCCTGAACATCGAATCCCGCTTCTACGGGCAGTTCCCCGGCGAGAACGAATCGTTCTGGGATCGGAAGACGACGGTCTCCAGCCAGACGTGGGGCGGGAACGGCACGGGGCTCCGTGGCGGCGCGCAGTCGTACTTCGCGAACTCCGTCTCGGCCATTCAGAGGCCCCCGACGCCGCTCTTCCCCGTCGTCAGCACGCTGGACTGCCAGTCGGCTCCGAACTACCGCTACCTCGTCACTCCGTTCCTCGTCGTCGTCGAGGGGGAAGTCCTCCTCGCGGTGCGCGTCGAAGGTGCCGTGGCGACGAAGGCCAAGAACGAGGTCGGAGCCACGGTCAGTGATGTCATCGAGTTCTTCCGGCCGATCGGGCACCCGATGCTGAAGGACAACGGGGAGTCCGATGCCATCGTGACGAGGTCGTAGTGGGGAACACGCTTCCGACTGACGTGAAGACCCTGCGGGATGTGGTCAGGAAGCGTGCCTACACGCTGCTGGACCACTCCGCCAACCGCGACGAGTTCATCCGGGCCGTCGAGATCATCGCCGTCGAGGCAAGGGCCGCTGGAGTCAGAGCGGCCCTTGGCCTCGTGCGCGACAGCCAGCAGGAGCCTGCTCCCGGGACGAAGATCTTCCAGTCGTCGCCCATGACCCTCTACGTGGATGGGTATCGTCACGCTGTCGGGGATGTCATGGAGATCCTGTCTGCCGAAATCGTGGGTGACTGACCGTGCCGATCGTCCTTGAATCTCCTCACCCGTATACGAACAATTTCAACCAGACCTACACGTACACGCTGGCAGGAAGCCCTGCCTCCATCGACGTAGTCTGGGACACGCTGACGAACACGGAGACGAGCTGGGACTTCATTCACGTTACGGATGGGGCGGACGTTCCGATTGCAGGATCGCCGTTCACTGGGACGACCCTCGCAGGCACAGTCAAGACGATCACGGGGGACACCGTCAAGATCCGTCTCGTAGCTGATGAAATTTATTCTGATTTCTATGGCTTCGCTGTTGACGTAGTCGAGGGCGGAACCGGGGTTCCGGGAAGCCTGACCGGCGACGTGAACTGGGCCGGAGGGGGCGAGCCTCCGCCCCCCGATCTGACGCCGTCTGGCAGCAACATCGGGTTCTACTCGACGGCGGACCTGCTGGACCTCGGGTACGATGGGGAATCTCCTGCGGCTGATTCTTCTGCGTTGGTGGGGATCATGGGCGATTCGGTCATTCGTGGGCTGTACCCGATTCAAGGCGGGAGACTCCTCGCAGTGACTGAGCATGGTGCATACCTCCGGGATCAGGCCAGTAACTCTTCGGTCGGGACCATGCTCGTCACGAACGAGTTCAGCCCGGACTACGGAGCCCTCGGGTTCGACTCGGCGGGATGCTCGATCCCCTTCTGGCACGTCAACGTCAACCTCATGGCGGATGGCAGACAGAGTCCGTTCGGCTTCGTGTCTGTCCGCAGAGCTGACGATGCAGGGGGCTTCGCCGTCTGGAACATCCACTTTGACCCGGCAGACCTGAACGCAGTAGGGCCGATCATCGGAAGGTTCCACTTCCCCCGCGACCCGTTCTTCTCGCCGACGGACCAGTTCCGGCTTCAGGAAGTGACATGGCTGGACGGGTGTTCGACGAACACGCTGCACCTCGGGCATCAGGATGGCTACCAGCCGAACCTGTACCTCGGAGACCCGCAGCACTCGGGTGCCGCCAGCCAGAAGTTTGAAGGTGGCTCGTGGCCCCTTGACCAGCGGCCTAACCGCTTCTGGGATTCGTACCTCGTCTTCCGCGTCCTGATCTCCGTCCAGAACGCTGGAATCCCCGAGAGGCCGTGGGCATATGGACCCGTGCCGAAAGCCATCTCGGCCTACCTGATCTTCGCCAACGGGGGCTCCCGTGGCCCCGAAGATCCTCCCCTCAAGCTCGTCCGGGTTCACGTCACGAACTCGGCCGCGCTCGTCAAACCGGGTGACGAGTGGCCGGGGCAGCAGATTCTCCGTGACTGGCTGGCCCCGAAGTTCCGACAGGACATTCCGTATCTCCCGTCCGTGCCCCTCGGGGCGGGGAACTACATGTATTCCAGCCCCATGCTGGGGACGTGGGGAGCGCGGGCCTCTCAGGTCATCCGGAACAACGCCCAGTACCTGAACGTCCACGGGGAGTGGCCGGAGCGGGTCTGGGTCACCGTGGACGACACGGAGTGGGACCGAGACCTGACCCCGCACTACCCCGGCACGCTGGAGATCCCGGGGTTTGAGAACGTCAAGGAGTGGACTTCCCACCTCGGCGTGGACCCCGGTTCGGAGCGGGATGACTGGCCGGGTGGGCTAGTCTCGTCGAAGTTCTACACCGTGACCCCTGCGGACAAGCAGTGGGTTCCGGGGATGTTCTTGGCCGGGCAGGTGGACTACGGCAGCACGGATAGCGGCGAAGGGCTGATGCCCGTTCCGAACGCCCTGATCCCACCGTGGACAATGGATGAGAACGAGATCCCGTGCTACCGGCGGCACCAGCTTGCGATTCGAGCAGTCGCTGCGAGGGGGCGAACGATGGCTGACGAGATGACCGCGAAGACGTGGGTGTCGGCGTCCCTTGGCCTGACCTGTGAAGAACCCGGACCTCAGACTTGAGGCTGACCATGTACTTCACGAACGAGACTTGCAGCTCTTCTGGCCCGCTCTGGCCGTCCTACAACCCAGTCAGAGGGTGGGAGACCGGGACCACCATTGTGACCCTCGCAGAACCCTACGGAGATCCCGTGAGGATCATGTCGCTGTCGTTCGCCCCGGACCAGTACGGACCTTGGCGACCGGGAGCCGTCTCGAACGTGTCAGTGGCTCCCGCTGGCCCCGGCGGGGTGTGAGATGGCACTAATCTCGCTGGAGATCTACGAGGACTATCAGGCTCACACGGTGGGCATGAGGACCAACGTGCGCGTCCGTGGGACGCGAGATGACAGCACCGACAACGCCAGCTACTCGGGGAACATGACGTGGTCCCGTGACGGCGTGTATCAGGGGGTGATCGGCCCCGTGACGGTGTCGTTCGTAGCTGGCTCGCTGGCGAGCGCGGTCACCCTTGTGAGCACGGTGCAGGCCCCGAGTGGTACCACGACGTGGCCCTACACGGCGTTCCCGGGCGAGGTCGTCTCGCTGGACTTGGCCGTCACGAACGACGTAGACCCGTTGGACACTGGGTCAGACACGCTCACCGATGCGTGGCTGTGCTACTCGGGGATGCGGCTCTCTGCGTCCAGAGTCCCGGCGTCTCCGCTTGGGGCTGTAGTTCGCATCACGGATACCGCCATCTGGCCTCCGGGAGCAACTCCAGACCACTGGGAATGGGATTTGAGCTTCTCGATTCAGCCACCCGCTGACATCCAGCAAGTAACTACGACGCCGTACATTGAGTTCACGGTTCCCGGGTACAACTACGTCTCAGCGTACGGAGCACAGGCATGGATCGGAGTCCCAGACGACCCCGGGTCGGTGTCGTTTCCGCCCATAAATTTCTACCACGAAATTCAGCTCCCGAACATCATAGGAGGGGTGACCCCCACGTACTTGTCGGTGGACTTTGAGGTGTACCACCAAGATTCGTACGGGATGCCTCCGGTCACTTACCTGTGGGACTTTGGGGACGGCGTAGGGACCAGTGCACAGCGGAACCCGACGTACGTTTACTCGGCTGCGGGCACGTACACACCGACCTGCGTAATGACGGACTCACTGGGGTTTTCAGTCGGGCTGTCCGCTCTGTACCAGTCCCCGGAGTTCACCCAGATTCTCAGCCTGACGGTCGAAGCCCCGCCCGAACCAGCGGTTGGCTTCTATTTTGACGTGGATGGCCAGTTCGTCGGCTTCGACGGTAGCTACATTGGCTTGATAGGAGACGTGACGTTCCTCTGGGACTTTGGCGACGGGGTGGGAACGAGCGATTACCAGTGGCCGACCTACACCTATGCAGAGCCCGGGGACTACCTCGTCACATTCACGGTTACCGAAGTCAGTGGGGAACAGCGTTCGGCTACGGTCAGCCAGACGGTCACCATAACCCCGCCAGTCGGCCTGACCTTCACCTACGTGGCAGATGGCCTGACCGTGACGTTCACGGCCACGGTGGAGAACCCGGTGCCCGGGTATGCCTTCGACTGGGACTTCGGGGACGGGAGTTCCGAGCTAGACTGGAACAATACGACTACCAGCACGGTGACGCACACGTACAACGCTTCTGGCGGGTACGATGTCTACGTGTACTACACCACCGAGGGGCCTACCCTAGACTCTGACTATGCGTGGGTCACGGTGAGCGGTCCTACGAATGTCCTGTGGGGAGCCCGCGTTTTCGGCACGGCAAAGACTCCAGTCTGAGTAGGAGCGACATGGCACTGGCTCTGTTTCAGAACCCCGACCGAGTGGAGTCCCTGTCCGCCGCAAGCTGGGACTGGGAAGTCCAGAATGCCCTGCTGCACGCGAGGGGACAGGGCATCCAGCTACCCGAGCCGGAGGTCCGTTACTGGGCTTTCCCGAACGGTTTCGGAGTGGCTGCACGGCTCTCTCGGGACATGCTCCTCGCCTACGAGGTCTGCTACGACGTGTGGGCCTTCCTGACGGCGGGCGGTCCGCACATGCTGACCGAGAAAGACCTGCTGAAGTGGGGATTCCCGCTCCTGCTGGCCGGGAGGGAGAACCTCCTCCCCGACGAGGTGGACGAGTTCTTAGCCCAAGTCAAAGCCTGTAAGATGCTGCCACAAGGAGGTGGACATTGAGGAAGTTCCTGCGATTCACCCCAGTCGTCATCGTGCTGGTGTTCGTGCTGGAGGCGTGCAACGGGTACGAGTCTGCCCTGACCATTGCCTATGCCTTTCGCAAGGCCGAGTCCGTGGCCATGAAAGACCCTGCCATCGGCGGTCTCATCACCGACCTGACCACCCAGCGGAAGATCAATGCGCTCGAAGGACAGTTCGACACGGCTTGGAACTGTGCGTTCGTCATCTACGAGGACGCAGCCAAGGCGACTCCTGAAGGTGAGGAAGTCGTCATCAAGAGCGAGAACTACAAGCCCTGCATCAATCAGGCGTGGCAGGCAGCGTTCCAGCTCCTCGAAACCGTTCGGGTGTTCAAGCCGGACTTCCTGACGAAGGCTGTTACCGTCAGCGGACCTGCTGGCACCCAGTTCCACTACGTGCCGATCACATCCGAGACCGTGCCGGATGCCCTTCCGCTGGCCCCGGCCAAGCCGATCAAGTTCTGAGGTCCGCATGAGCAGCACACCGACGACCCCTGTTTCCGCTCCCCTCGCCCCGCCCGTAAACGCTACGGCCGAGATCATCGACAACGTCACGGATGCTCTCGCGTGGGGTCTCTCGCTGGCTTTCCCGGCGCTGGCTCCCGTGTTCGCTGGGGGCAACAAGGCGCTCGACGCTCTGGTCCCGTGGGTGATCCTTGCGGTGCAGGGCAAGAAGCTGTCTCTGGCCGATCTGAAGGCCATGCAGACGGACCTGAACCAGCTCGGGCCGAGCTTCCCCGCTGCGGGTGGCTACTCCAACGCATTCGCGGGAGGAGCCAACCCGGCTCCCGGAACGACCCCGGCACGGGCTCCGGGTCAGTCCGCCACGATCACGGTCAACGGAGCGACGGTGACCGTCACGGTGGACACGCTGGAGGGGCTGTTGGGGTTCCTGACGGGGATTCTGGCGAAGAAGACTCCCTAACCCCAGCCCTACTGCCCGGGGGTGGGACGGGCAAATTTGTGAGGGGGTGGACCTGTCCGCCCTACAGGTCAATCGGGGCTCCACCCGCCCCGATTTTTTCTTCTCCGATTCTGCTTGACAGTTCTATATTGATCGTGCTATCTTTCTTCTGCGGGCGGGAAAGCCCCGAAGAAAGCGAGACAAAGATGGCAACCACCCTCGACTCCCTCAACGGCCTCCTCCGCGATCTCCGGGCCTCCGCTCTGGCCCGCACGAACGCCGAGTTCGAGACGGCGGGCGGGTGCTCCCGCTGCAACGGCTGGGGCACGGTCCTCACGTGGAGCACGATGGACGGGTCGGCCTACGACGAGTTCGGCCGCTGCCCGAACCCCTCCTGCACGGCCTCGACGGTCGGCAAGCGCCCCGGGTCGTGCGCCCCCGGCACCGGCCGCTACGAGGGCACCGAGCCCCTCCGCTTCACCCCCGAGGAGCTGGTGACGCTGGAGGAGATCGAGAACGAGATCCACCGGCTCAAGGAGATCGAGGCGGAGATCGAGGATCTCAAGACCGTCCGCAAGGGCTCCGACGTCAAGGTCGTCCGGGGACGCAAGGTTCCCGTCGGGACCACCGGGAAGGTCTTCTGGATCGGCGACACGGCCTACGGGGTCCGGGTCGGCATCAACACCTCCGGCGGCGAGACGGTCTGGACCGCCGTGACGAACGTCGAGGTCGTGATCTGAATCGAGAACTTCCCGGCCCCCGAAAGGGGGCCTTTCCGTAGGAGGAAATGATGGCCACGAAAGCGAAACCCCGGTTCAGCAAGGCCCGCCTCGTCGAGCACCTCTGGGCTCTCGCCGAGTCCCGCGAGGAGCACTTCGGATTCGACCCGGGGAACGGGACGGCCCAGTTCCGCCCGAGGAAGAACGACACGAGCCTCGACGAGCTGATCCACCGCGCCATGGAGTATGGGAAGTACCGGTGCCTTCAGGAGATCGCCGTGGACATCACGGAAGGGAACATCGGAAAGGCTTGACAGTTTCAGCTTGATCGTGCTAGATTACGGGTGTGGGCGAGAGAGCCCCGAAGAAAGCGAGAAACGCCATGGCCAAGAATCCCCTCCGCACCCTCGCCCTCTCCGCCTTCCCGACCTACAAGGGCAGGAAGATCTCGGCAAACTACTCCGGGCGCGTGACCTTCTCGGACACGAACTGGGGTGGCGGTTCGCGCAACCGATACGTTTGCCTCGACCTCGCCAAGGGTCTCAAGCGGGGCCTTTCGGTTCCGGCTCCGTGGGTGAACCCGGTCGAAGGGGTCACGGCTCCGATCCCCGAGGGAATGGTCGTCGCGGAGCACACGATCTTCTGCGGCAAGGACTGCGGGGTGACCCTCTACTTCCCGACTTCGGCTGCGGCCCTCGGCCCGGCCACCCTCCCGGCGGGTGCCTGATGCCTCACGGACGGCCCCGTAAGACCCGGACGTGGCACCAGAAGCGCGACAAGTTCGACCTCGCCCGTACCCCTCTGGGGTACGGGTCGTGGCTTCGTTTCGTCGTAGACCTCTTCCGGCCCGACAAAGCGTACGTCGTCAAGACCGCGCAGGGGACGTACGAGATCCAGAATCAAGACCCGAAAGAACTTCAGCAGGTGCTGAAGCGGGAGTATTTCGAGCTGGTCTACCTCGGGCAGGAGGGGGTCGAGGACCGTCTGGTGGACCTCCTTCACCAGTCCGGTCCGGATGCCCTGTACCACCTCTGGGTCGCCATGACCCGAGGGGTGTTCACCATCCCCCTCCCCCATGCTCTGGTTTACAGCATGAAGATGATCTTCAAGTACGGGCAGGAGTGGCCCGTCTGGGATGTTGAGGACGGGGAAATCGACTGGATGCCACTTCCCGAATGGGAGAAGGAGTTCGCCTCATGGCTCGAACGAAGCAAGCACTGACACCCCGGAAGAAGGCCCCGAAGACCCTCAAGAAGTTCTTCGGCCCCGAGTCCTTCTGGGACATCGCCCGGGACATCGCGGGGCTCGTGGCGAAGAAGAACCAGACATAGTATACTCCTTCGTGGGAGGGGTGCCATGGTCTTCAGACGGAAGCCCGGTTTTACTGAACGCAAGTTCTGGGCGAAGGTCGTCAAGGGGCCGTCTTGCTGGATCTGGACCGGAAGTCGTTCTGATTTCGGGCATGGTACGGTTCGCATCAACAACCGACTTCTCCGGGCGCATAGGGTGGTATGGGAATGGACGAATGGGCCACTGCCCCCTGAAACGTGCGTTCTTCACACATGTGATAACCCACCATGCGTTCGGCCCGATCACTTGTTTACCGGGTCCAAGCAATCAAACACCGACGACATGATGAAAAAGGGTCGGCTAGTTGTAGGGCGGCGACTCAAGGGAGAGGACCACCCGGCAAGCAAGCTCTCCCAAGAAACGGTGGCCGACATTCGTCAACGGTATGCAGGGGGAGGGGTGACACAGAAACAACTGGGGACTGAATTCTGTGTCAGTCAAGTTCTCATCGGGAAAATCGTGAGAGAAGAAATATGGCGGCAGACGAGTTCTTGACCATCGCAACCAGCACCGCGAAGCTGGTATCTGAGAAAAATCGTGCGTACGGGGATGCTTTCGGGAAGGGTGGCAGCTTCATCCGCCTCCTCTGGCCGAAGGGGGTGCCCGTCGAGGCGTACGACGACATGCTGACCTTCATCCGGATTTTCGACAAGATGATGAGGGTGGCCACGGACCCCGGGGCCTTCGGGGAAGACCCCCACGGGGACATGCACGGCTACACCCTCCTGAACCTCCGCCGCAAGCGGCACTCCACCCGGCTCAGAAAGATGGTGGGGAAGTAGGCTGAAGGGGGCGGGGAGACCCGCCCCCGTTCAATCCCCTGCCGACCAGATCTCGATCTGGGTCTTGTCCGTTCCGACCGAGTCGATCGTCAGCGTCAGGTTCGGGGGGCCGCCGAAGAGCACGAAGAGCCCCTCGGGATGGTCATCGAAGCCCAGCGAGATCGGGATCACGTGCTCCACGTCCGGGTCCGGCTCGGCGACCGCTTCCGTGTAGTGCAGGGAGATCTGCGCGGTGTTCACGGTTCGGATGGCGAGGAACTTCAGGGTCGTGAAGGGGAGGGTGATCTCGATCGGAAGGACGGTGTCCGGGGGCTTCGGGATCTCCAGCGAGTCCTTCCGGATGACCCACTTCTGGTAGAAGTCACCTTGGCACTCGGCCGAGGCCGTCCCGAGGGTGGCCACCACCTGCCGGGCGAAGGCCGACGAGGTGTGCCCGATGGTCCCGTTCAGCGTGAGCGTATGGGCCACGGCTCAGCTCTCCAACAGGGCGAGGGCGATCCGGTTGATCTCGGCCTCGGACAAAGGCTTGGATTTGGCCTTGGAGGGCTTCAGGAGGCTCTCGACGATCTGGGAGACCTCATCCCGGGCTTCGAGGTTCTGGACCCGGCCACCGGCCCCCGGCGAGGGCTGAAGGGCCATGTCGTCCTCGTCGTTGTCCCCATCGTTCCCCGCGACCCCGGCGAACCCGTCCGGGGACGTCGCCGTGCCGAGGAAGAACTGTCCATCCTCGAACTTCAGGTAGACCTTGGGGAGGCCCACCCCGGCCCGGAACCCGAAGGTCACCCCGGGCTGCCCCTGCGCGGCCCCGAGGAACTGGTCCACCGTGGAGTACGGACGCTCAGCCGCATCCGTCGAGATCGGCACGTACTCGTTGAACTGGTCCGAGATCTCCTGCGCCTCGAAGGGCTTCCACTCGATCTCCCCTTGGTGCTCACTCGCGTCATCCGGATCGAACCCGGAGAGAGTGGTGATGTCGTTCACGTCCATGCGGCACCTCGCCTCTGCCAGATAGTGCTGGTCACGTTTTCCGCTTGAAGGCCAGAGAGTCCATGGCGGCGGACCGCTTCAGCTTCTTGAGCCTGCTGAGTTCCCGGGTCAGCCGGTCCCGGGACCGCTTCCGAAGTTTCTGCCAGAGGGTGTCGTCGTCGAGGGTGATGATCCGAAGCTCACATCCACACCGGGACAAACCCATGCAGGTGTTCCCGTCCCGGGGAACTCCGGGGAGGGTCTCCCGGGTGTAGGGGGAGTTCTGCTGGAGGAAGAGGCACAGGGGGCAGTGCTCCTTCTCCTTGTGCATGACCCAGTAGATGATCGAGTGGGAGGGGTGCCCGACAACCCGGGCGGCATCGTAGACGTGGTCGAGGGTGTCGGCGTACATGTCGATTCGCTCGGCCGCCGTGAACCGCTTCGCGGCAATGGCCCCGGAAGTCACGTCGAGCATGAACTTGTTCCAGTATTTCCGTTCGTCCCGCAGGCTGCCCTTCAGCCACCTCTCGTCATGATGGAAGAGCTGGGGGCCTTCCTTCCGCTTCCGGGGGTGGTCAAGGAGGGCGACCCCGGAGGCTTTCAGGCCCAGCCGGAAGGCCGCCTCGTACGCTTTGTCGAAGGCGGCCCGGCCCAGCTTCTCGAACTCCTTTTCACTGTACTTGCCCTTCTGCCACCCGAAGACAACATCCCGCATCGCGAGCCGGAACTCGGACTTCACCCGGTCGTACTGGCGATTCGCCGTCGTCCGAAGGTGGTGTTTCTTGTCCCGCCAGCGGTCCGGGTTGACATCGAACTTCTTGTCGTGTGACGCGACCCGGTCCCGGGTGGCGGGGTGATAGTCGAGGTGGCTGTGGGTATGAAGAGCCTTGCTCTCATCGAGGTCTTCCGGGAACCCCCGGGCCTCGTCGAGGGCGGCGAGAAGTGCCCGGAACGAGGTGACCTGCTCGCTCAGGACTCGGGCACTGCTGATGTGGGCTCCGAGGTCATCGGGATCTGCCATTGCCCGTCAGCTCCTCCACGAGCGGAAACAGCTCGCGAACTTTCTGGTCGGCGTACGTCGTCGGATCGAAGTCGAGCTTGGCCCGGCGCGGGACCGTGACGACGTCGGCCTCGGGCTTGAGATTCGAGACGAGGGTGCGCTCGTCCAGCACCTTGGGGTAGAAGCGGCCCAGCTTTCCGAACTGGACCTCTTCCCCGTTCGCCACGGCTTCGATGATGGCCTCGGCCGCTGCCCCGAGAACCCGCTGGACCAGAGCAGCAGACCACTGGGGCTCTAGCGAGGAGCCCCCGGGGACCGTCGTGTTGTTGAGACGCTCGACGATGCGCTTGTTCAGGAGCAGGAGTGGCGAGGGATTCGTGGCCACCTAGTTCCCCTCGGAGGTCGTCTCTTTCGCGAGCATCTCGTCCACCCGCTTCGAGAGCTTCTCCAGCTCCGGGTAGGACTTGACGATGCTGGCCTTGATCCGGGTGAAGTCCTCGGTCATGTCCTTGAGATTCGAGCTGGACTTGCCGTCGTCGAAGACCTCGCGGAGCTGGTCCATGACGTCGTCGTCCACGGAGCTGAAGAGCTTCGCCGAGATCGAGTCGGGCTTGGGGGTCGGGAGGAAGGGGGAACGCTGGGGCCTCTTGAGAGGCTCTGCCGGTTCGTCCGTCTCACCATCCCCATCGGCGTCCTTCCCGAGGTTCGGGTCCACCCCCTGACCGTCGTCCCCCTTGAGAAGTTCCCGGATGACATCCTGCGAGATGTCCTTCAGGAGTTCGGTCGTGATGTACTTCGACCACGCGGGCTTGTTCCATCCCATCACGTCACTGAGAGGAGCCAACTGGTTGATGACCTCGGCCCGCTTCAGCCACCGATCCTCGTTCATGATGTCGGCGACCAAGCTCAGACTTCCCATCTTCACCGTGAAGTTCCGGTTGACCTGCCCACCCGTCGTCGCGAAGAGATGGATCTCGCAGAGCCACCGGACCATCCGCTTGAAACTCTTCTGAAGGCGGACCATCTTCCGGGCGAAGTGGATGTCCTGAAGCACGAGGGCGGCTTTGCTGTCGAAGGCCCCGCCACCGGTCGTCCCGTCGAGGAAGTCCCGGGGGATGCCCAGCCCGGCGCAGACCTTGTTCCGGAAGTATTCGAGATCCTTCACGAGGCTCTCGGGGACGTCCTTGCCCTGAAGGGTGTCCACCTTCGAGACGTCGTTCTCCCGGGTGGGCCAGAAGAGATCCTCCTGAATCGTCACCGGGTTGAAGTCGCTCTTGAACTGGCTCGTCGTCGGGTCGAAGAAGTCCTTCTTCCTCAGCCACGTCTTGAACTTCTTGACGAGGGACATCGCCTCCTCGTCGGACAAGCCAGTCGTGTCGATGTAGAAGATGTGCCGGTCGATCGCACGCTGGATGTGGGCGATTGCCACCATGGTTTCGAGGATCTGGAGCATCTTCCAGATCTTCCGAACTTCCTCGATCAGAGCCCGGCCGTAGATGTCCTCGGAGTCGTAGCTCATGATCCGGCCGTGGACGAAGTCCCACGGTCTGTAAACGCCCTCTTCGTTCCCGGGCTCGACGATGCCTTCGAGGTCCGGGCACTTGAAGCCGAGGAGGTGGAGATCCTCGATCCTGTCCACCCTCGTCGGGTGCATCCACTTCACGGTCTGAAGGAATGCCTTGCCCTCGGTGTTCTCCTGAAAGAGGTTCAGGAGGAAGCAGTCCCCGTACTTTGCGAGGTTCCGGACCGTGCCCCACGCCCGGTCTTCCATCGACAGCCGGTCGAGGAAGCGGTTCAGGGTCTTGGCCAGAGCTGAATCCGGGCTCTCGATCCAGAGCACTTTCTTCGTGTGGTAGTCCTCACCCGTGCATTCGCTCGCCATCAACGAAAGCGCCCCGGCGATCTCGGGGCTGGCGTCGTCCATGGCATCGTAGTCGGCGTACTTGATGCGCCGATCGTGCGAGAGCTGGGTGTACGAGCTGAAGACGTTCAGGACGGAGGAGAGCCCGAAGATGGACTCCCCGGACTCGGCGGACTGCTTCTGGAGCTTGGCCGTGGTCTTGCTGCCATACCCCCAACGCCCGAGGCGGAAGAGGCGAAGGAGGCCCCGCTGATAGGCGTTCAGGTTCACCCGGTTGTCGCGACGGTTCGCCATGTCAGAACACTCCTCCTACGATAGTCACTACTTGCGTCCAGAGAGGTTGAAGGACGTGATTTCTTCCTTCCGCAGGAAGTCGTTCGCAGCCAAGGTGTCCGGGCTTTCCATGGCCACGAGCTGCTCGAAGATGGCCGCTGCCCGACCCACCTCCGGGTCGGCGACGGTGGCACCCTCGACTCCCCCGAATCGGGCCACGTCGAGGGTCGTGGGACTCTTGACCGAGGGCTTCACGGCGGCAATGGCCTCAGCCATGCTCCAGAAGGCTCCGCACAGGGAGTCCGCGACGTCCTTGGACCCCTGCCCACCCCCGGAGTCCACGTCCGGGTGGTCCACGGACCCGGTCTCCTGATCGTAGATGAGCTGGCGCAGCTCGGTCAGGAGGGGCATGTAGTGGTACTGGTTGATCCTGCGCTGGATGTACGCCTTCCGCAAGGCGAGGTAGGGCTGGTCGGACCGGTCCACGGAGACGGAGGAGACCCGAAACCCGGACTTCGCGAGGAGCTGCATCGAGTCGAGGGACTGGTACTGGTCGAAGGACACGTTCGCGATCCGGTAGCCCAGTCTCCGAAGGTAGACGAGGAACTGCCGGATCTTGTCGTAGTCGATCTGGTCCCCCTGTGGAGCCACCAGTCGGAGGGTGAAATCGACGTAAACGAGGGGCACGATGACGACGGCGTCCTTCCCGTCCGGGGTCTTCGAGACGATCTTCCGGACATCGGAGGGGCAGATCATCGAGATGCCCGTGGCGTCGTTCCCGTGGCCTCCGGACTTCGAGAGATCCACGTGGACGTACCGGGGGGCCGTGGGGAAGGCCCGGGGCTTGCGGGTGAGTCCGTCGAACCGGGTGGCGTACTCGTGGTCGAACCAGACATCGAGGGTCATCCCGGACTTCAAGCCGAGGGGCACCTCGTCGAGCTTGAAGGGGGAGTGCCGGTCCGGGGCTTCGGCCGCCCGGATGGGGGCATCCGAGTCGAACAGCAACTGGTAGGGGACCGTCGAGATGCCCGCAATGTCCCGGAGGGCCGTGTTGAGCGAAGCCTCGAAGTCCGGCCGGAACTCGATGGGGACAGGCAAGACGTTCGGGGGGAGATCCCGGGGCTGGTTCAGATCGTACTCGGCCTCTTCGTCGGGTTCGAGGATGCGCGACTGGCCGTAGCTGCTTCCGATGAAGACCGCGAACTTCTTCCCGCAGAACTTCCGGTCCGGCTTGGCGTCCCAGAGGGAGTAGTCCGAGACGTGGCACCGCTCGGGTTCCTTCCGCATCCGGGCCACGAGCCCGTCCATGAAGTCGGTCGTGGCTCGCTTCGAGGAGATGATGCAGAGAAGTCCCGGGTTGGTCTGGTGCTTCGTGATGAACCGGCCCCTGATCCGGTTCCGGACCTGCTCGTACAGGGCGAGGGCGGAGTTGGCATCCTCGGAGGCTCGGATGGTCTTCTTTCGCCGCCAGTTCATCTCGTCGAGGATGCCAGACATCAGGTCGATCGAAACGGCGTGAGACGTCAGCGACCCGGACACGACCCGGAGGTTCTCGGGGAAGATGAGTTCGAGGGAGCTGAGGGCATCGGCTTCCTCGGGGCCGCTCGTCAGGCCCCGGGAAACCCGGAGACTGTTGCGCCGCGTCCGGAGGGGGAACTTGTCCCGGAAGTACGGGCTCTGGTTCAAGATGGCCAAGAACTTCTCGTACAGGACGTCCTTGGCCTTCTCCTCGTTCAGCGAGAAGAACCCGAAGTAGATCCGCGACACGGTATCGAGGTCGAAGTATTTCTGCGGCTTCTGGAGCTTGGAGACCCGGTAGAGCTTGTACGTCTGGGCGGCGAGGGCTGCCGTGGTCTTCCCGGTGCCCTGCGCTCCGACGAGAGCCCATTCCTCGATCCGGCGCATGGGGTCGAGGACGTAGTTCAGGTCTTCCTTCCACACGGGATAAATTGTTGACGACCACTCTCCCAAGTAGTACGGGTCCGAGAAGAACCGGGCCGGGCCGACGGGTGGGGTCTGGTCCACGAAGTCCCGCTCGTGAACCGGAGTCAGCCACTGAAGCAGCATCTTCTCCATGTCCCCCGTGGACATGAGCCCGTGGAGATGAAGCCCCAGTTCGGCCATGAGCTGGAAGGCGAGGGGGCGGGTGTCCTCGTCCAGCGTCGAGAGCCACTCCACCCAGTTCTCCAACCCGGCCTTGGCCGACTTGGACTTGTCCTCGAAGTCCCGATGAAGGTCGGGCTCGGACAGGGGGATGCCGAGAGGATGCGTCAGAGCGGACCTGCCGTCGTCGCCGGGGGAAGTGCCGTCCGGGCTTCCATCAGCATCTTGGCCTCGGTGACCATGCCCCGCAGGGCCATCACGAGCTGCTCACGCTGAACCGGGTCGAGCTTGTCGAGGGCACTGTCGTACGGCTTGTGGGCTCCGCGCCGCGACCCCTCGTTCAGCGTGCTGGAGACGTGGGAGGGGGAGTCGAACTGCCCGACGATCCTCATGACCGATTCCAGACCCAGCTTCAGGACGTCCATCAGGATCGACATCGCTCGGGCCTGATCCGTGTATGACCCGTAGATGGTGGCCCCGGAGATGGAGTCCCGGAACTCCTGAATCAGGAAGAGCGTTTCTTTCGATTCTGAGACCCAGAGTTCGAGGATCTGGTAGATGGCCTCCTGACATTCCAGTTTCCAGTCGGACAGGTCAGGGGGATCTTCGGGGACTTGGCCGGGAAGAGCGAGGGTGCTGCTCATCCCTATGAGATTACCACGTCAAGACTTGCAGGTTCCACGTGAAACAGCTTGACAGTTCGATCTTGATCATGTTATCTTTCTCCTGCGGGCAAGACCCGAAGAAAGCGAGAACGCCATGGCCAACGAGCTGAAGACTCCCGAGACGATCAAGACCTTCCTCCTCGCGGGGAAGGCGGTCCTCACGGTCGAGAACACGGCGACCAACGTCCGCTTCACCTACAAGGTCCGCAAGGCCAAGACAAACCCCAAGTTCCCCGGCGAGACGTGGTTCGTCTCCGTCCTGACCGGGTCCAACAACGAGGCCGACTACTCCAGCCTCGGAATGCTCAAGAACGGGGGCTTCCGCTCCTACAACGGCACGGGGGTCGCCCCGGCCGCCAAGTCCTACGTCGCCTTCAGGTGGCTCTGGTCCCGGGTCGCCGAGGGCAAGACCCTCCCCGAGACGGTCGTCGTCCGCCACGAGGGTCACTGCTGCCGCTGCGGTCGCCTCCTGACCGTCCCCGAGAGCCTCGACAGGGGTGCCGGTATTGGACCCGAGTGTGCTAAGGTCATGGGGTGGAAGAAAGAACCTGCCTCGCGTGTGGCCTCTCCAAACCTCTCGACGACTTCCCCGTCTTCCGCCTTCGAGGAGGCGGAACCAGTCGGCGCTACCGCTGTCGTCCCTGCTCCAACACTCGAAGGACTGAAAGAGATGTTCTTCGCGGCGTACGCACCCGGCGAGTCCACGGGTCCAAGGTCCGGGATCTCGATCGGAAACTGAAGCAGTGCTCCCTGTGTAAGAACTGGCTCCCGTTCGCGGAGTTCTCTCCTCGGTCTGGAGAGCGGGATCATGACCTGCGTTCGTGGTGTCGGAAGTGTGGTGCGGAAAAGTCACGGGAGTTCATGTCTAAGCTGAACCCGGAAGAGAAGAAGCGTCGGAGGAAGATCTACCGCAAGAGTGAAGACCCTCTGAAGGTGAAGGCTCAACTTCTTCGTCGGGCCTGTCGTGTGCTGGGGTTGTCGGCTGAGGACACCTCGGCTGCGCTGGCGAAGCTGGAGACCCACCCGACGTGCGAAATCTGTGGCCGGGCGGAGCCCGGGAACCGTTTCACGAGGCTGTCCATCGACCACGACCACGCCACGGGAAAGTTCCGTGGCCTACTTTGCCACAGGTGCAACAAGGCCATCGGGCTCTTCGGTGATGACACGAGCTTGCTCTTGGCTGCGGTTTCCTACTTGACAGTTCGATCTTGACTGTGTTAGCCTACGGGCTGTAGGAGATCGAGATGGAAACGTTCGGCACCATGCCCACCAAGTCCGTGGCCAAGAAGTTCGGGTTCTGCACCTTCATCGAGTACAAGGGCACGCCCCTCGAATTCTTCACCCTCTTCGGGGAGGGCACTCGCCGTGCCGAGGCTCTCTCGAAGGCGTCCCCCGGAGCGTACATCTCCGTCATGAGCGTCGAGACCGGGCTGGAGATCTGCGCGTGGCTCGACGGACGCTACATCCCGAACAACTGAGGAGATCCCCGATGAACAAGCAGCCCTTCTACCATACGGCCAGCGTGCTCTTCACGGCGACCCGTGAGGTGTCCCAGTCGGAGCTGGAGGCGGCCATCCGGGCAGCGTTCAAGGCTCGCCCCTTCTCCGGCGTCCTGACGAATACCATCGTCGTCGAGTCCCTCGACAACGAACCCGGCGACCCCGCCGACCTGATGTAGGAGACCCCATGCCCGTGACCAAGGTTGACGAGCTGAAGACCCTCGTCCTGCACGCCCACGAGGACTACCACGAGGATGACGGGAACGTTCTCTGGTGGGTGCTTCCGATCGTCGAGCCCCCCTACGTCGGGTCCACGCTGGACACGGACTTCCCGTGGGATCTGGGTGACCCCCCGCCGCACCTCTACTGGACCCTCCTCCCTGAGATCTGGAAGACGGGGCAGTACCAGAAGCTCGTCGCGAAGATAGGGGCTTGACAGTTCAAGCTCAATCGTGCTAGATTCTGGGTGTGGGCGAGAGAGCCCCGAAAGAAGGAGAAACGACATGGCCAAGCCCAACAAGCCGAACAACAAGGCGGCCCTCCTCGAATCCGCCAGCAACGGCAAGACCGTCGCCGTGAACGACCCCGTCCTCGCGAAGGCCGTCTCCGACTTCGCGGCCTTCCACAAGCTCATGGCCGAGGCCGAGGCCGCCGAGAAGCTCGCCCGCGAGGTCATCGAGGCCGCCCTCGTCACCCACGGGGCCGCCGTCCTCGTCACCCCCAACGGCACCGTGACCCTCACCCCGGCGTCCCGCAAGTCCCTCGACGAGTCCCTCATCCCGGTCGAGATCCTCGAAGCCGCCCGCACGGTCAACCACTTCACCAAGCTCTCGGTCGTCGCGGCTGAGTAAACCACCCTTCCGTCCGGGCTAGGTCTATAGACCAGCCCGGCTCACCGGGGCCGGGGCAACCCGGCCCCCTGTCTTTTCTGGACCCTGAAACGGATTCGCCCGAAACCGTTTCTGAGGGGAGGCCACCATGTCCGACGAGGCAGTCCTTCAGGCAATTAGGACTAAGGTAGTCCGCGATCTCGCCATGCCCTCTGGTGACCCCCGGGAGATGGAGGAGCTGGACGACCTCGTCATGAGGTGGGACCAGACCACCCAGCTCAAGGCCGAGCTGGATGCCGTGCAGGAGGGGCTCAGGAAGGCGCTGGAGGGGCTCCTCGTCAAGCACAGGGCTCGGGGCCTCATCGGGTCCACAGGGGCTGTACGGGGCAGGGAGAGCGTCCAGTCGGTCACCCGGAGGGAGTGGGTGGGTGAGGGGATACCCAAGCCCGTGTTGACGGGGGCCAAGGTCTCCATCGTGGAGCTGGCCATCGTGACGTCCCCCGCCCGGGTGGAGGCGTTCAGGAAGCTGATGGGGACCGGCCCTTCTGGCTGGGCGATCGACCACACGAGCCCTGAATAGAAAAAGACCCCCCTCGATCCCTTGAAGCTGGCGGCGACGTAGGACCGAGGGGGTTGTTCAGCTCCCTTACGGGCTCTGCTCTTGGGAGAGATTGCCATCCCAATCTCGGTGAGTCAAGGGGTATTTTCGGATCTTCTAGTCTTTTTTCAGGAGGAAGCTGGTACTCATTTTTCAGTTGCTTTCTGGCTTCGGTTGTGTTAGGTGGTTTTTTCTTGGTACACCGGGGGCTTCCCTCTCGCGCCAAGGGGCAGGCTCGGCCCTCCGAACCAGCCCAGAGACCCCGAGAGAAACCGTCAGACGAGTACGAGGGAAAAGTTACTGACAGGTGGAATGGAGATCCGAAGACCTCCCGCGTTTTGCGACCCGGACGTAGCCCCTTTTGCTGGATCGAGTACCAGCCCGTTGCCGGGAATCAGACTCACCCTTTCGTCTTCCCTCGCCCTCCCCCCTCGCTACGGGAGAGAGCCTCGACAGGGATACCGTACCTCTTGAATTTATCGTCGCAAGAGATGAAAACCCGACTAGGCCCCCCCAGACGGTGTAGGGGGCCTGATGTAGAACTAGAGCAGTCCTTGATGCGTTGAGGTCGGGACGTACAGCTCCACTTGGAGGGACCGGCCCTCCCGGATTCCCCGCGACAGCGGGTCCGGAAAAAGTGGAGTTGGTCGTAGCCGCCAGCTCGTAGGGGTGGTACCCTACTCTCCCCCCACAGCGGGAGTCAAGAGGTCAGGTGCGGCGGTGGGAAACTTCCTCGCTTGACAGGTCGATCTTGACCGTGCTACCTTGAGGTGCTATGGCGGCGACACCAAAGGGAACCACCCTCATCACGGTCGGGAACCTGAGATCCGGCTTTGCTGGCGACGTCCCGGTGTCCCTGATCGACGACGCCACGTCCTGCTACAAGACCGGGTATCAGTTTACCCACGCCTTCCGCCGCAAGCTCGCCAACGGTCGCCGGGCTTGGGACGGGAAGATCCACCTCTGGAGCCCCCTCTCCCGCTCCCTCCCGACCGGGGCTGTCCCCATGGCTGTCGAAGCTCTCCGGCAGGGGGGCTACAACGTGCGCCTGCGGTACGCCCCGGATGCCCGCCCTCTGCCGATCGTCGGGGACTGGAGGCGGGAGTACCCGGACCTGCGGCCCGGGGGGCACGCCAAGACGATCATCCCCCGGGACTACCAGTACCTCGGGGTCGAGGCCGCCCTCGAAGGCTCTCCATACATCGGGCAGAAGGGAGTCCTGCGCGTCCCGACCGGGGGTGGGAAGACCCTGATGACCTCGATGATCTGCGAGGCGTTCGGGTTGACGGCCCTGATCTTCGTCCACGGACAGAACCTCGTGGACCAGACGTACGACGAGCTGTGTCGGTTCCTCGGCCCGGCCCGGGTCGGGCGCGTCATGGCCAACGAGTTCGCACCCTCCCTCTTCACCGTCGTCTCGGTGGACACGGTCGGAGCCCGGCTGGCCCGGCGTGACCCCCAGATGATCGCCCTCCTGAAGTCCGCCCGGGTTGTGGTCGCCGACGAGGCCCACCGGGTTGGAGGGGGGAAGGCCACCTTCCAGCGGGCACTGGACATGTGCCCGGCCACGGTCCGCTTCGGGATGTCGGGCACCCCGTTCAAGAAGACACAGGACACGGACCTCATCCTGATGAGCCGGACCGGGACGCTCCTGTACGACCTGCCCCCCACCCGGCTTCAGGATGTAGGGCACCTCGCTCAGGCCGACCTGCTCGTCTACGAGGTAACCCAGCCGCAGGGGATGGAACTCGGGTGGCGCGAGGCCATGGACGAGCTGGTCTTCGACCACGCGGCCCGGACGGAGTTCATCATCCGCAAGGCCCGGGGGCACGTGGCCGCCGGAAAAACCGTCCTCCTGATCGCCGGGAACTCCGTAGGGTTCGTGAAGAACCTCGAAGCGGAATGGAAGAAGCAAGCCCGGTCCGACCCCCGCACTATCCCTTCGGCAGCCTTCGTGACCGGCACCTCGGGCCGGGAACGGGTAGGAGAGGCTGTCAAAGCCCTGCGGGACGGAAGGATCGGGCTTCTATGTTCGACGGTACTCTTCGACGAGGGGACGGACATCCCCGCCATCGACGTGGTCATCTTGGCCTCGCCGTCGAAGAGCTTCGTGAAAGTCATGCAGCGGATCGGGCGCGGGCTGCGTCCCAAGCTGGCTGGCGGCAAACTCCTCGTGATCGACGTTCTCGACTCGAACAATCCTTACCTCATCAAACACTTCTACTCAAGGTTGAAAGTGTACGAATCCGAAGGGATCTTCGACAAGCGGGAGACCGAGCTTGCCGATCTCAACCCTTCACTTCTCCCCGGTTCTGGCGGCATCCCAGTCCAAGCAGCTCTCTACACGTAGGAGGTTTGGCTCTATGGCCCCTTCAGCTCACGATGCGCTCGTGGCCTCTCTGCTCACGTATTACGACTCTCAGGTCCGGAAGTTCAACCCGACACCCTTCCAGTTCCGTCACTTCACCCCGGGGGAGAACATCACCCGGGGGATGCTCTGGAAGAAGCTGGTGGAGATCGCCGAGTGGTGCGCCCCCCGGAAGATTCCCCCGCTCAACTTCGTCCGCGCCCAGTTCGAGATGTGGCGCACGCCCTCGAACCCCAAGGCGAAAGGCATCGGCTACCCGACCCCCCGCTTCCTCGGCCTGACTCAGGCCAACCTCGACCGGTACGAGCAGTGGATCGGCAAGCAGCGGTCCCTCATGTCGGCCACGGTGGTGTCCGCGTCCTCTCAGGTGGATGAGACCGTCGCCACCTTCCTCCGCAACCGGCCCGATCTTCTGTCGGAGGAGGATGTCTTCCGCGACCCGCTCCTCGTCTTGACCATGTCTCCTGAAGCCGTAAGAACGCATCCCACCTTCGTGCATGTCGTAGAGTCGGGGGCCTTCCCGGAAGGCTCTTTCGCCCGCAAGCTGCTTCAGGAGTACATCCCGAGTGCCGACACCCACGTCCCCGCCCACGCCTGATCCCGATTCCATCCCGGTTCACATCTATGCTTTGTCCGATCCCAGAACGGGGGTTGTCCGTTACGTGGGGAAGTCGTGGACTATCAGAAAACGCCTCACCCAGCATCTGAGTGCGGCTCGGACCCGCGCAAAGAAGGGCCATGTTTACTCGTGGCTTCGATCTTTGCTGCGCGAAGGGGTGGCCCCAGCTCTCACCATTCTGGAGACTGTTTCGGCGGGTGGTCCGTGGCAGGAAAGGGAGAAGCACTGGATTCAGTATTTCCGCCAGAGTGGGGTACCGCTGACAAACCTCACTGATGGGGGGGACGGAACCCATGGTCTCCACAGCCCTCTTCGGGGTATCCCCCTTTCCGACCTGCACAGGCAGCACGTTCGAGAAGGCCGACGTAACGGTACCGCTTCTCCCGGTTTCAAGGGGCACAAGCATACCCCTGTTTCCGTTGCCAAAATGTCCATGGTCCGAGTGGGAAAGAAGCAGTCCATAGAAACCCGAAAAAAGAGGGCAGAGGCCAATCGGGGAAGAGTACACACCACGGAGGAGCTGGAGAAAATGCGCGGCCCCAGACGTGAGACCTGCATCAAGGGGCATGTTTTTGACACGACGAATTCGTATGTCTGGGCCGGGGCCGGTGGGCGTCACTGTCGTAAGTGTCGTGCGGAAGCAGAGCGCAGGCGGTATGCGAAGCGGAAAGAACGGCAGGTGGCGTAATGGTTGCACCCGAAGAAATTCAGCTCACCCCCCTCGCGGTCCGCACCATCCTCGCGGCCCTCGTCACGGATGAGACCCTGTTCACCCGCTGGTGGCCTGTCGTGGGTCCGGACTTTTTCCCGGATGCCTACTACAAGCGGGTGGCGTCCTACATCGACGCCTACTGGAAGAAGTACGGAAAGTGCCCGGACCCGTCGGTCATCATCGACCACTTCCAGAGTTCGGCCTACTCCGAGGAGGATCAGGAGATCTACACCTCGGTGTTCGACGACATCTTCTCGGCTCCGCTGGAGGACTGGCCCCACTACCAAGACCATCTTCGGCTCTACGTCCGCAAGCAGGCGTTCGAGCACTCCATCGAGCTGGCCTCGAAGCTGGTCGAGAAGCTGGACTTCGAGGGGGCGCAGAAGGCCATCACGGACGCCGCGTCCGTCGGCCTCGACCTCGACTCCGGGACCGTCAGCCTCTTCGACCCCACGGAGATCGAGAAGAGGTGGGATGTTCGCACGGCTCCGGAGCACGCAGTCCGGCGCGTCCCGCTCTCGATCGGCAACCTCGACAGCTACTTCCAGAAGGGTCCGACCCAGAAGGGTCTCAAGCCGAAGACCCTGACTGTCGTTGTCGGTCCTCCGGCAGGCGGGAAGTCCACGGCTCTCGTCCACATCGGGAAGTGGGCGGTCCTGAACGGGTTCAAGGTTCTGCACTTCACGCTGGAGATGGTGAAGGAAGACGTCGTGGACAAGTACGACGCCACCCTCACGAACATCCCGGTCAACAGCCTCTCGGACCGGGCCGGGGATGCGCTCTCCGAGATGCTGAAGCTGACGAAGTACGCCGACGCTCTGCGGATCATCGAGCGTCCCCAGTATTCCCTGTCCCCTGCCGACCTCGAAGCCTTTCTCATCCGCATGGAGCAGGTCTATTCCTTCAAACCCGACGTCGTCCTCGTGGACTACGCCGACCTCATGTCGGGTGGGATGGGGTTCAAGGTGGGCGGATCGGACCGGCGGCACGAGCTGAACTACATCTACACGTCCCTGCACAAGCTCGCCAAGGTGAGAGACCTCGTCGTGGTCACAGCGACTCAGGCGAACCGGGCGGCCCTCGGGAAGCAGATCATCAACCTCGAAGACATCGCCGAGGACATCTCCAAGGCATGGATTTCGGATCACATCCTCACGATCTGTCAGACGACGAAGGAGAAGCAGGAGGGCCGCTGCCGCCTCTACATCGCCAAGAACCGTGGAGGAGTCGCGCAGGTCGAGATCGCTTTCACCCAGAACCTCGCGACCGCAACTTTTGCTGTTGCCGGAGGTGCAGCCATGGCCCGGGTCGTGGCTGCCGTCGAGCTGTCCAAGCCCGTGGCCGGGAAGGGGGGATCGTTCGTGATCCCGACGGGCGAGGAAGAGGAAGAGGAAGAGGTGGAGGAGGTCGTCAGTGCCTGAGACCTTGCTCCTTGTGGGAGACGTACGGACGGCCCTTTCTCTTCTGGACGACGAGAGCATCCAGTGCGTCGTTACCTCCCCTCCTTACTGGGGGCTCCGGGACTATGGCCACGCGGGTCAGCTCGGGCTGGAGGCCACGCCCGAGGAATATGTCGCGAACCTAGTTCAGGTCTTTCGGGAGGTTCGGCGCGTGCTGCGCGGAGACGGGACTCTGTGGCTGAATCTCGGGGACAGTTACACGTCTGGTGGGCGCACGTGGCGTTCTGAGGACAAGAAACATCCGGGGGCGCGGGGGATGAGCTACCGCGCCTCAACGCCCGACAGTCTCAAGCCCAAAGATCTCGTCGGCATCCCGTGGCGGGTGGCGTTCGCACTGCAAGCGGATGGCTGGTATCTGAGGTCGGACATCATCTGGCACAAACCGAACGTCATGCCGGAGAGTGTGACCGACCGACCGACCCGGAGCCACGAGTACCTCTTTCTCCTGACGAAGTCCCTCAAGTATTATTACGATTCAGCGGCCCTCAAAGAGCCCGCCAAGGGCGCACCCGGAACGGTCCGAAAGGATCAGGCCCGCGAATTTCGTACTCCCGAATTTCAGAGCAATAGGAGGGGTCGTTCGCAGGAGCCTGTGAAAGTTGGGGCCATGGGGATTCCTGCGGACGGGTTGCGTAACGCTCGCTCCGTCTGGACGTTCCCGACACGCCCCTACAGGGGGGCGCACTTCGCGGTCTTTCCACCGGAGCTTCCCACCCGCTGCATCAAGGCTGGAAGTCGGGTGGGGGACACGGTTCTCGATCCTTTCGGGGGGTCGGGGACGACCGGGGCGGTGGCTTATGATCTCGGCAGGCATTCCGTGCTCGTGGAGCTGAATCCCGAGTATGCAGCTCTGGCTCAGGCCCGGGTTCCGGGGGCGGAAATCCTGCCCATTTCGGCGGACGAGACTGGAACGGGGCTGCTGGAGGCCGATGGTGCCTGAGCTGCCTGACATCTCCCGTCACGTCGAGACGTTTATCACGGCGGTCTTCGACCACTTCTCGATGGAGAGGGGCGGGGCCGAGTACAGCCTTCCCTGCCCCTTCTGCACGACGGACCCCCGCAAGAAGAAGATGTACCTGAACCACAAGACGGGCAGGTGGATCTGCTTCAAGTGCGAGAGGAAGGGGAGCTTCTCGTGGCTCGTCCGGTCCATGGCCAAGGAGAACGACGCCATCGACCCGGACGAGTTCCTCTCCGGGCTGGAGGAAGCCAAGCGGGGCAACGATGCCCTCGCCCTCTTCTCGTGGGCGGCCCGGCATCCGGGCCAGAAGCCTCCCGTGGCCGAGCTGGGGCTCACCCCTCGGCCACAGGTCAAGGAGCTGCCCAAGGGGCTCGTGCCTGTCTGGAGGCCCCATGACGTTCCTCTCGCGGAACGTCGTCGCCTGAAGACGGTGGCTTACCTCGCCTCTCGTGGGATCGGGCTGCCCCTCGCCGAGTTCTACCAGCTCCACGCCGGGGTCGTCGGGAAGTACGAGAACCGGGTGGCGGTCCCGGTGATCTCCGTGGACACCCGGGAAGTGGCGGGTTGGGTCGCTCGGGCTACCCGCTTCGGCATGGAACCGAAAGTCCTGAACACCCCCTCGGACGCCGGGGGCTCGATCGACGAGCACCTCTTCAGCCTCGACAAGGCTCAGGGGGTTTACAAGGACGTCGTCCTTGTCGAGGGGGTCTTCGACGCCATGAAGCACGGGCCGAACTTCCTCGCCATGCTCGGGAAGTCCCTCAAGAAGAAGCAGCTCCTCGCCCTCCTGCGGGCGAAGTTCGAGAAGGTGACCGTCATGCTGGACCGGGATGCCCTCGGGGAATGCCGGACGCTGGCTCTGGCCCTGCGGATGCACATCCCCGAAGTCCGCTATGCCCTCTTGCGGGCCGTGAAAGACCCCGGAGAGGCGACCCGAGAGCAGGTTCAGGAGGCTCTGGAGGCGTCTAAACCCGCTTGAAATGAGGACTTGACAGTTTTATATTTATCGTGCTAGTATTCTCGTGCGGTCAGAAAAGACCCCGAGAAAGGTAAACACGAAATGGCAGTCACCAAGATTCTCAGGAAGGTCCGGGACATCTTCCCGGGGCTCGTGTTCTCTCCCACGGTGGCGGAGCTGAGCCTCTACTGCTACACGCACACGCCCGACGATCCGGGCCGAATCTACGTCCCCAAGGTGGACCCGGCCTACGAGTTCCAGCTCGCTCCGCTGGAGGCTCTCATCATCGGGGAGGTGCTCAACCGCCCCGTCTACCTGCACGGGCACACGGGCACGGGGAAGACCTCCCTGATCGCTCAGTTCTGCGCTCTGCGGGGCCGGGAGATGATCCGGCAGAACTTCGACGAGCACATCTCCCGGGCGGAGCTGGTCGGCTCCCCCACGGTCGCCGTCGAGGCCGGAGCCTCGGTCATCAAGTTCCGGTACGGCTCGCTCGCCACGAGCATGATGCGGCCCGCCACGTGGCTCGCCGACGAGTTCGACACGGGCAGCCCGTCCTCCACGGTCGTCGTCAACCCGGTGCTGGAGTCGGCCGAGCCGACCCTTCACATCCCGGAGACCGAGGAGGTCATCGTCCCGAACAAGGACTGGAGGGTGGTCGCCACCGGGAACACGGACGGGGTGAACCCCGACCCCCGGGGCATCTACGCGGGAACCCAGACCCAGAACGCGGCGAGCCTGAACCGGTTCGCGTTCCGGATGGAGGTCGAGTACAACAGCCCCGAGGCCGAGGAGAAGGTGCTCCTCCGGAAGTACCCCGGGTTCCCCACGGAACTCCTCTCGAAGGTCATCTCCTTCGGCCGGGAGTACCGGCAAGCCTTCCTCGGGACGCAGGAACTCTCGACCCCGTTCTCGACCCGGACCCTGCACAACTGGGTGGAGGGGACGATCTTCACCGGCTCGATCTACCGGGCCTTCGCTATGACCTTCCTCGCAGCGGTCCCGGCCCCCGAGAAGCGGACCGTCACGGAGCTGGCCCGGCGGCTCGGAGTCTCCGAGTGATCCGGACCGACCTGACCGGGATGGGAGGGGGGCCTTCGGGCTCCTCTCTGCATTTCGAGCTTGACCTGTCGAGCTTGAAGTGGTACATTCTGGGTGTGGGCGGAACGCCCCGAGAAAGGAACCGGACATGATCGAAGGCGCTCTCACCAAGCTGGCACGGGTTCTCGCGGTTCGGCTTGGCCTCGTCGTGAACTTCTCCCGGAACTTCGGGGCAAGCACGGACGGGAAGACCATCAACATCATGAACCTCTCGGACGCGAAGTTCGAGAGGATCGCCGCTCGTCTGACCCTGAAGGGGATCAACCTCCTCCGGGTCATCAACGGCTTCCTCGACCACGAGGCGGCCCACTGCTACTACACGTTCACGTCCCACACTGCGGATCAGCTCTTCGCAGAGATGAAGAAGACCGCCGCCCGGATGGTGAAGAACCTGACCGGGTTCGACGGGCTCTCCCTGAAGTTCCGGGAGAAAATCGGAACGCTCGTCCTGAAGACCCTCTCCAACTTCGGAGAGGACCGGCGGATCGAGTACCGGTGGATCATCCGGTTCCCGGGCTCCGAGGAGTCCATCATCGAGATCTCCCGGTTCGACGTCGCCCTCGGCGAGGACAAGCCTGTCGAGGAAGCGGAGACGGAGATCGAGACCGAGGCGGCCGGGATCATGAGCTTCTACAACGAGGTGCTCTACGGGCTCTTCCGGCTCTCCCATCGGCCCGTTCAGGCTGAGATCTACGGAATGGCTCTCGGGCGGAAGAAGGTGACCCCCCGGGCGGCCGAGTTCATCAGGCGGCACGGTCTGACCTACGAAACGTTCGTGGGCTTCGAGACGGTCGAAGAGCTGATCTCCTTCCTCGAACCGGCGACCGAAGCTCTCATGCTCGACATCTTCACCCGGGCCAAGGCAATCAAGGAAGGGGCTCCCAAGCCCGAGCCGAGGCCCAAGGGCAAGCCCCTCCCCCCGTCGGACGACTTCTCCTCCGAGGCCGGTGAGCCGGAAGAGGGGGACGAGGAAGGTGCAGAGGGCGAGGAAGAGGGCGAGGAAGAGGCTGAGGGCAGCTCCAAGGGCTCCGGCGAGGAGACCGAGGAGGAAGGGGAGGAGAACGAGGAGAAGGGCTCCGAGGACGCGGAGGAAGGGGGAGAGGAGGGCGACGAGGAAGGCGCGGGCTCCGAGGGCGAAGGGGAAGAGGACGGGGAAGGCGACGAGGAGGGCGAGGGCTCCGAGGGCGAGGACGAGACCTCTCCCGTCGGCGGGTCCGACGAAGGCCACCGGGAAGTCGAGGGCGAGGGAACCGCCGGGGAGTGCAACCCCAACCCGGAGCCCCACCCCGAGGCGGCAGAGATCCTCCGGGAACTCGAAAGGCGGATGGAAGAAGCGGCCGAGGACCGGACCAAGTCGGCCATGGACGAGATCCAGACCGAGGCGGACGGGCTCAACCGGGACGTGGCTCTCGACGAGAACGTGGACCCCGTCAAGGCATGGGAACCGGCCTCGACCCGGAACGATCGGGTGGTCCCGGTCCGGGCGAACCCTCTCCCCTCTACCCTCGACGGGTTCACTAAGGAAGTCGCCGCGATCTCCGTCGGGCACGTCGGCCGGAAGCTCCTCGGCGAGTACCGGAACCGGTTCACCCCGTCGGCCGAGGGAACCCGGATCAACCTCCGGGCCATGGGCGGGTTCGCTGCCGGGGTTCCGGACTTCAACCGGCTCTTCATCCGGAAGGAAAACAAGCAGAGCAGGAAGGGCACCGTTGTTCAGCTCGTCGTGGACCTGAGCGGCTCGATGTGTGGCGAGAAGATGCACTCGGCCATGGTCTCCGCCGGGGTCATCGGAGACCTCCTCCAGAGGCTCTCGATCCCCTTCGAGATCATCGGGTTCACGACCCGGGGATGGGGAAGCGGACTGAGCACCAGTGAGCCCTACACCCCGACCCCGACCCACGGGTGGACCCGGACCGAGGCTCTCGACTTCCAGCTCTTCAAGTCGTTCAACGAACCGATGAGCACCGCAACCCCGGGGCTCGCGAGCTGGGTCAGCCGGGCCGGATGCAACAACGTGGACGGGGAGAGCATCCAGTTCTGCGCCAACCGGCTCCTCGTCCGGCCCGAGGCCCGGAAGATCATGGTCGTCCTCTCGGACGGGCTCCCGGCCTTCGAGGGGGCCGACCAGCGCAAGGCCAATGCCCATCTCAGGGCAGTCTGCAAAAAGCTGGAAGGAACCCCGGGACTGGAACTCTACGGGATCGGCATCCGGAGCGAAGCGGTCCGGAAGTTCTACGCGAAGTACGTCATCCTCTGGGAGCCCACGGAACTTCCCTCGGTTCTCGGAAAGCTCTTCTCGGGAGACAATCGGGGGTTCACGACCCACAGCGAGCGGAAGGCGGCGAGCTACTGATGGAAGAGACGGCGATCGGGGTCGAGGCGGCCCCACCCGAAAAGAAGCGGCGGAAGAAGGCCACCCCCGAGGGGGTGGTCACCCCCAAGAAGACCCGAGCGAAGAAGACCGAGGAGGCGAAGCCCGTGCCCACGGACCTCGCCCTCCTCGACTCCTGCGAGCAGTGTCCGGCTCTCGTCATGGAGCGCATGAACGGGTCGGTCAACCCGGTGCGGATCATGGGTCCGAAGACCGCCCGGGTCATCCTCGTGGCCGACAACCCGCAGATCGGGGAGGCGTTCCACGGGGCTCCGGACTGGGAGCGCGACGACTGGCAGGTCGTAGTGGATGCTCTCTCGTCGGCGGAGTTCACCTTCGAGGAGGTGGCCGTGGCCTACGCCACCCGGTGCGCGGTCGGGCGGGTCGGTGACAAGGCCAAGCTCCTGAAGTCCGAGGTCATTTCCAACTGCCGTCCGTGGTTCCATCTGGAGCTGGCGGAGTACCCGAACGTTCAGGCCATCATGTGCCTCGGCCGGGTCGCCACGTCGGCGGTGCTGGGGTGCTCCCTTCTCAACTACGCGAAGTCCCGGGGGAAGATCCACGAGGTCTCCCTTGCGGGGCGGAGCATCCGTGTCGTCGTCTCGTCTCACCCGTTCCAAGTCCTGAGTTCGCCGTTCGAGAAGGAAGCCTTCGAGATGGACTTCCGCCAGCTCCGGGCGGCGGCCGAGCCGGACTATGCCCCGTTCGACATGGCCCGGCATCAGGAGACCCACACCGAGAAGTACCACCTTGTGGACTCCGTCGGGGAGCTTCAGGCCATGGTGGACCGGCTCCTCGAAGTCCCGATGGTGGCCTTCGACACGGAGACCCGGGGCCTCGACCCGTTCCACCTGCCGACCCCGGACCCGGCCGATGCGGGTCTCCCCCTGAAGTTCCTCACGACGATCCAGTTCTCCCCGACTGCCGGGGAGTCGTACTTCGTCCCGGTCTGCCACAAGGACTTCAACATCTGGACGGGGTCCGAGCTGACGCAGTGGCTGGAGACGCTCCGGTTCTTCTTCGAGAACTACCGGGGAACGCTCGTCGGCTACAACGGGAAGTTCGATCAGGTGGCCATCCTGCACGATCTCGGCGTCCTGCCCCGGCTCTCCATGGACCCGATGATCGTGGACCAGCTCAGGCGCGGGATGCCCGCGAGAAGTCTGAAGAAGCTCGCATGGCTCGTCTCGAACTACGGGGGGTACGAGACTCAGCTCAAGTCCTCGGCCCCGGCCGGGCACGAGCACGACTCGTACTACTACCCGCTGGAGGAGCTGTTCTGGTACGGGTGCCTCGACACGGATGTCACGTACCGGGCCGCCGAGAAGTTCGCCCCCATCCTCGCGGCGGATGGGAAGCTCAAGACCCTGTCGGATTTCCTCGCGGCAGCCTCCGGGGTGCTGGCGGAAGTGGCCGTGGACGGCTGGCGGATCGACCTGAAGTACCTCGAAGAGTACGGAGCCACCCAGCTCAAGACCGTGGCCGGGGCCAAGGCCACCATCCGGTCCGTGGCGGCCGAAGCCGTGGCGGCCTTCGAGAAGCAGTACGGGAAGGAGTTCGACCCCTCCAGTGCGAAGTCGCTGGGGTTCCTCCTGTTCGATCTCCTCGGGTTGCCCTCGGTCGAGAAGACCGACAAGGGTGCGCCGTCCACGGCCAAGGGTGCGCTCTCGGCCATCGAGACCCACCACCCGGTCGTCCCTCTCATCCTCAACATGCGGAAGGCCGACAAGGCGTACTCCGCGTTCTACAAGCGGTGGAAGGAGGGGGTCGGTCCGGATGGACGCCTGCACTTCCACTACAACCTCATCAAGTTCCGGGATCTGGAGTCCGGCGAGAAGGGCGGAACCGAGACGGGTCGGCTCTCGTCGAGCGGCGCGGCGGGCAACGCTCAGCAGATCACGAAAGACCCGGTCATCCGGAAGACTTTCCTCCCGGACCGTCCCGGGGATGTCCTCGTGGACATCGACTTCAGCACGCTGGAGTACGTCATCGCTGCCGTGTACTCGAAGGACGAGAAGCTCTGCTCCGCGTTCCGGAAGGGGTACGACATCCACGCAGCGGTTGCGGCCGAGATGTTCGACTCAACCCCCGAGGAGATGTCGAAGCCCGAGAACAAGAAGCTCAGGTCCAAGGGGAAGACCATGAACTTCAGCGCCCTCTACGGAGCCGGGCCGGAGAATGTGGCCGATCAGCTCAAGTGCTCGAAGGAGGAGGCCGAGGAGTTCCTCGAAAACTACTACGCGAAGTTCCCCGGGCTCGTGAAGTGGATCGCAGCGACGAAGCGGGCCGTGCGGAAGTCCGGTCGGGCGACGTCGAAGATGGGGCGGTTCCGGGCACTTCCGGACGCCATGCTCCCGGACACCAAGGCCAACAAGGGTAGGATCGAGGCGGCCCTGCGGCAGGCGGTCAACGGCCCGATTCAGGGGGATGCTTCGGACGTCTGCCTCTGGGGGCTCGTGCGCGTGGCTGATCTCATCCGGGAGCTGAAGCTCCAGACCCGGATCAAGGCGACGATCCACGATGCCATCATCCTGTCCTGTCCGCCGGAAGAGGTCTTCGAGGTCATCGACGCTGTGTGCCACATCCTGACCAACCCCGGGCTGGAGTGGCTGGATGGGCCGAAAGGCCCCGGGGTGCCGCTTCGGGTGTCCGTAGAGATCGGGGAGACGTGGGGAGACATGGTCTCATATGAAGAAGACTGAACCTGCTGCTATTCGGTTTGAGAAGTACGTGGAGCCAGAGCCCATGTCTGGGTGTTTCTTGTGGGTTGGAGGTACGAACCCGGTGGGGTATGGGCGTTTCTGGGGTGGTCAGGGACGAATGGTGTACGCCCATCGGTTCGCGTATGAGCAGGCACATGGCCCGATACCTGTGGGGAAAGATGTGCTGCATTCTTGTGACAACCCTCCGTGCGTGAGCCTCCACCATCTTCGTGCTGGGAGTGCGTCGGAGAACCAGAAGGATGCAGTGCAAAGGGGTCGGCATTCTCAACGGAGAAAAACGCACTGCCCGAAGGGACACGCTTACGACGCCGTAAACAACCGTGGCGAGCGGTACTGTCGCCTGTGTGAGAATGCCCAACAGCGGGCGAGGAAGGTCTGTGATGCCGATTGACCTGAAAGAGATCCGGTTCAACATCACGAACGCCGGGGTCCGCAGCACGGTCAACCTCGCCGAGGTCGTCACGATCGACGAGACCGACGTCTCGACCGAGTTCGTCAAGCAGGCGGCCCTTCAGGGGTGGTGGGGCACCCTGACCGAGAACGCCCTCCACGCTTACCGGATGGCTGAGATCGACCTCGACACCGTCGGGGCACAGCTCGCGAGCAAGCTCCGGGCGGAGCTGTCCGTGGGACTTCCGGCGGGGAAGAAGCCGACGGAGGACCAGCTCAAGGAGGCCCTCAAGGGCAACCCGGCCTACGCGGCCCAGCGGAAGGCCGTGGAAATGGCCCGGCACAACGCCGATCTCCTCAAGTCGGCCTTGAAAGCCATCGAGGAGAAGGGCAAAATGCTTCAGTCGTACGGCGCGTATCGCCGGTCCGAGATGGACATTGAAGGGCTGAGGACGATGCGGAGGTCTCCGGCGTGAAAGGAGGTGGCACGAACTAGCTTTCTCGTCTCCGTCAGTAGCACGTTTCAACTAGACATGCCAAGCTAAACCCCGTAATATGAAAGGCACACCATGACATTCCTCCCGCCCAAGCTGAACCGCGAACTCATGAAGACCTCCTACGCGGAGGTCACCCGCCAGCGCACGAGCTACTGGAGGCCCGAGAACGGGCCGAACAAGCTCCGCATCCTCCCCGGCTGGCCGACCGAGTCCGCCATCCTCCCCTTCGTGGCTCTCTCCCAGCACTTCCTCGGGGGTGAGGAGAAGAAGAGCTACATCTGCCCCGCGACCCCCGGCATCAACCGCGACTGCCCGATCTGCAAGGTGGCCCGCCTCATGCGGAAGCCCACCATGTCCGAGGTCGAGCAGGAGCTGGGCAAGGCCATCAGCGTCCGCCACACCTACCTCTGGAACATCCTCGTCCGGGGGAAGGAGTCCGAGGGGGTCAAGGTCTTCTCGGCTCCGGGCTCCGCGCACTCCCAGATCCTCGCCTACGCCTCCGACGACGAGAACTGGCCGCTCTTCCTCGACTTCGAGAGGGGCGCGGACATCATCCTCGAAAAGACCGGGTCCGGTCTCCAGACCCGCTACGCCGTCCGGGTGCAGAACGCGAGCTGCGTCATGCACAAGTCCCTCGCCGAGTCCCAGAAGCTCTTCGAGACGGCTCCGGATCTCACCCAGTTCCTCAAGGCCGAGCCCGACGAAGTGCTCATCACCGCCCTCCGCAAGGCGCAGGACATCGAGGACGACGACCCCGTGGACGACGGCTCCGCTGTCGCCGCTGCTGTCGCCCGGGTGGCCAAGGCCCGGCCCGCGACGGTGATCCCCTCCAGCCCGGCTGGCCCGATCGGCATGGGGCTCGCTCCGGCCGAGGACGGGGGCTACGACGTTTCCGTCGAGGCCGAGGTGGACACGCCCGAGACCGTCGAGATGACGGGAGCGGGGAGCATCCCGAAGACCGTCGAGACCACGGCCGGGGCTGCGGTCCGGGTCAAGACCTCCACGGCCGACGACGCTCCGGTGGCTGTCCCCTCGACCGGGGCCGCCCGCGCCGACCTCGCCACGCTCAAGGCCCGCCTGAAGTCCCGGTTGAACACCGGAAGCTGAGATGGCCAAGAAGTCCACTGTTCACGAGGCCGCCCCTTCGGGGGCGGCCCCTTCCCTTCCTCCCCCCATCGACCACGCCATTCTGGCCAACTTCGTCCGGAAGATCGGGAAGAAGATCGGTGAGGACGAGGTAGCCCTCTACGACGCCACGGACCCGAGGTTCCGGGTGCCCTACTGGATCAGCACCGGAGCCCCTGACCTCGACCAGAAGCTCGGGGGCGGGATCGCCGGGGGCCGGGTCGTCGAGATCTTCAGCAAGAACGAGTCCGAGGGGAAGTCCTCGGTTGCGGCAACGATCGCCCGGGAGTGCCAGAAGCTCGGTGGAGCTGTGGTCTGGTACGACTCCGAGCACACGATCTTGCCGGACTACTTCAAGGACTTCGGCCTCGACATCTCGGACCTGA